TCCAGGGCCCAACGGCCAAGCTGCACCAGGCGACAATGCTGGACAAAACGGAACCAACAAACCCGGCGACGGCGGCGGAGGTGGTGGTGGTGGTGGTGGCTGGGGCGGTGGCCAAGGCGGAACCACACCCGGAGGAGATCAAGGTGGCTATGCTGGATCGTATGGACTAAGTTCGGGCACTGTTGTGGCTGACCCTAGTGGTCGAACTCCTGGAGGAACCACTAACCAGTACTGGCGTAATGCAGGCCAAGGCGGCAACGCCAATGGAGGCGACGGCACCACAGGCTATGCTGTGTTTGAGTTTGATGTGTCTGGCACCTTTGTGCATGTGAATGGCATATTCAATCCTGTCAAAGAAACCTATGTCAAAGCCAATGGTGTTTGGAATCAAGTTAAATCTGCCTATATAAAACAATCGGGAGTATGGATACCAGTCAACGGGTCTACTACTCCGCAATTTGAAAACATTGCCAACAGATTTGGCATCAATCCTCGTAGTGGAGTTATTGAAACCCAAAGCGGAGGAGAAGTGTCTGGTGGTGGTGACTCTGGTGGCTTTGATGGTGGCGGTGGCGGTGGTGGCTGCTTTTTGGCAGGTACACAAATCACCATGGCAGATGGCACTCTCAAAGCCATTGAAAATATCATAGCCGGCGACGTTATCCTTGAAGCATTGTCCAACACACCTGTAAAAGTAATAGGCGTCAAGATTCGTGTGCATGATGTCAGCAAGTGGGTATTCTCACTAGACAGCAAAGTCAAGCCTTACATCACAGAAGAACATCCGTTCTACAATGATGCTGACGAACTGTGTGCTATTAGTGATTTAGCAACCACACTGGCTCCTTGGCTGGGCCCAATCAAGATTGTTGATGTTGCCAACAAGATCAAAATCAAGGATGCTGTCACCGTATACAACCTAATGCTGGCTACTGGCGAAAGCCACTATGCCAATGGTGTGCGTGTGAACAACATTGTGAAAACTGGCGGAACATACGCTTTGGTATATCGAGGATTCTTGGACCAAGCCGCTTATGAAAGCCATGTGTACAATGAAGAAAACCAAACTGTCAGCCCAGAACAACAGGCATTGATTTTCAACTACACACTCAAATTGACAAATTATGTGTTGCATAACAACAATATTCGTAGTATACTGCTAGGACGAGTACTGTCTTGGGCCTTGAGAAATAGAGATACGTTGTATCCTTATATCGATCGCTGGTTCAAGAGTCGGTTGCGTAGTTGGATATTTAGAAAGAACATATGAAGATTAGATTTACGGCAAGTCTATTGCCGCTGAGTCCATTGATTAGACTGTGGACCTGGAGTCGTGTGAGTCATTGCGAATTTGAATTCAGCGATGGTATACAAATAGTGGCCGCCATGGAAGCAGGTAGAATTATTGCCACTCGTAATAGAAAGTACCTCTGGGAATACAACTACGAACTGGATATCACTAAGGAACAAGAACAAATCTTGCGTGAGTGGTGTGAAACAGAATTGGGCAAGCCCTATGACTATACTGCGCTGGCTCCACTGAATGTTCTTATTCCAAGAACCAAAAAGTTTTGGAAAGATCCAAAACAATGGATGTGCTCAGAGTTTTGTGCTCGTGGTCTTGAACTAGTGGGTATTGAGTTGTTTCCAGACAGCTACAAAAAAGTAAAACCATCTGACTTGTTTGATGCCATAAAAAATTGCCCCAAGGCAAAATTACTAAAGGAATAAAATATGTTTAGTGTAGAAGATCTAACAAAAAAGTTTCATGCTCTCGACGACGAGGGAAAGTCCGTAGTGTTTGAACAACTGACTCGCAATGCCACCGCTTACAGCAAGATCATGCCAGACATGCCATTGTTGAAGTATATCCTAGAAGGTGAACAAGGTGTGCCGTTAAGAGCGCAAGGGCCCATCATCAACGCCTACAAAGCCTGGGTTGCTGATCCCAAAAATCGTGCTAAACTGAGAAACTAGATCCACAACCGCATGTGGTCTGTGCCTGTGGGTTGTCAATCACAAAACTAGCACCCATCAAATCTTCTTTGTAATCAATTGAAGAATCCTGAAGATATTGCATGCTCATACTATCAACCACAACTGGAACTTCAGCCGGAACGTCAAAGTCATCTTCGTTGCGAGATTCGTCAAACGTAAACCCATAGCTAAAACCGCTACACCCTCCCCCTTGTACAAACACCCGCAAGAGAAGATTGGGATTATTTTCTTCAGCAAACAATTCTTTTAATTTGCCAACTGCATTTTCTGTTAGTGTAATCATAAGTTATCTTCCTAATAAGTTGTTGATATATTTGTCTCGATGCATGGTAAACTGAGAGTCTGTCCAGTTCAGCCATTCTTCATTGTTATTCCATATTGTTGAATGATCATTTAATATGACATTTAATATGTCACTGCGACAATCAGTAATACTCAACAAGTATGGCAATGTAAAAACATCTATCCTGGGGAACGTATTGTATTTACGGCCAGAATAATATTTCCGTGTCACCCACTTGCTATCTTCTGATGCTTGTGCCTGACTATACATTGGAAGATTCCATAATAAGTTACGATCGATTGTGTAGCCAAACAAGGACGGGTCCTTGTCAATGTCTGATAATTTTCTATAACTGTTAATTCCTAGAGAATTCACATTTATATAATGTATTGTTCTTTTAGTCAAGGGTTCTTGTAACCATTCAAACAATTGATTTTTTGTATCTGGAGTATCTTCGGGCAACCCCAAGATAAAGCTGGCCTCAGTGACTACAGAATTTTTCCACGATTCATCCAACATTGCCAGAGCTTCATTGATTCGATTTTTTCCAAGACCTTTGCCTACTGCTCGACCGCTGGCATCGTTTACTGTTTCAATCCCCATAAACGCACCAATCAGTCCTGACTGTTGTAACTTGGTGGCCATGGTAGGAAATCTACGTAACATATCTAACCTCACAAAAGCAGAATATGTTAGCTTGAAAGGCAACCTCTCAGCAATGTCTAGTATTGCATTTACTTTTTCTTCGCTATCGTTTAATAAATCATCAAGAGCATTGTAGTGCGTGATTCCAAATTGATCATAGTTATGTTTTAGCTCTTGAGTAATTGTATCAACAGATTTGTTATAGTCGTTGCGATTTTTTCCAGTCAACTCATAGGTGCAAAAACTACATTTAAAAATGCAACCACGTGCAAATTCATAGCCCATTGCTTCGCCGGGAATAATACAATCTTGTTTGCCAAACTTTGTCATGGTGTTGACAAAATCATTGTAAGGGTATAGATCCTGAGTCACAATTGGTGGACTTGGTTGCAGAGTTTTTACTCTTTTTTCTTTGACAATGGCCAGAAGACTGTTCTCCCCTTGCCCTGTAACAAACAAATCAATCTCTTTGCTTAAAGGTATTTGTTCAATGGGCACTTCTGGCAGTTGAGATCCTCCCGCTACTAATTTTGCATTAGGTGCAAGTTTACGTATTAGTTTGAACCTTATTGCCATTTCGGAATCTGATATCCCCCAAAAATGTTTAGTTCTAGCACCTAGTAGTGTGGTTGATATTCCAACTACCTGTGTTTCAGAAGATAAAAATTTTTTACAGATTTTGTAAAAATCAGACGCAGACACATATCGCCATGCCCAGACTGGTGTACAAGATACACCGTTATCTCTTAGATGACTGGCTAATTTATAAATTGATAAAGGTCGGCTAAATTTCAATGCCGAATCACCAAACAATACAACTTGTGACATTGATTTTTAGAGACGTTCGTTGCAAACGTCCCAGTCAATAATTTTCCAAATGTTGTCTAAATATTTTTCTTTGTCTGATTGATAGTCTAGTGCCCAGGCATGTTCCCACCAATCCACCAGCACACAAATGTCGGTACGCACAGCATGATTGGCAATGGTCTTGATATCACCCCCAGTGCTCAAATAAACCCAACCAGACCCTTGGATCTTCATTGCGGCTTCTTTAAACTGCTCCTTGAAGTCTTCCCAGGTTCCAAACTTTTCTTCTATCAGCGCGAGTACTGCACCACGGGGCCGGTTGGCACCTTTAGGAGCCCGAAGCTGAGGGAAGAACTTATTGTGTAAAAAACTGCCAGCACGATTAAAATCCGCATTGCCTTCTCCTGCGTTGTAACGCTTTGCATAGCCTTTGGCTAGATGTTCAAAATGATAGTTGATGGTTTCTTCACTCATCACAGGTTCAAGGTCTTTGATGCCATAAGGGAGAGGAGTAGTTTCTAGTTTGGCCGGACGAGTGCTGGCTTCCACTATGTTGATAAAATCGCTTAAAGAGGCTGTTGTGTCCATGTTGTATTTATTTGCGGCGGGTAATACGACCCTTGGTAAGATCGTAAGGTGAAAATTCTATTTCTACCCGATCTCCCAGTAGGACTTTGATGTTGTTCTTACGCATACGCCCGGACAAGTGTGCTAGAACTAGATTGTTGATGTTGTCTAGTTTTACCCGGAACATGGCGGCGGGCAAAACTTCTTCTACCCTCCCTTCCATGTTGATAATATCTTCTTTGGCCATTGAGTATTACTTATTGAAATCCAAAGTGGCCGTGACCTTTTTGAGTCTATCAAAACGGAAACTGCGCCATTCTTGCTTTTCCAAATCAAACACGCGGATACTGTGTGGATCAGGTTCTTTTCGAGGCTTTTTGCTTTCACGCACAATGCCATCCACTGGTGCGGTACTTGCGGTCAGTACTACCGGCTTTGTTACACTGACTGGAATCCTAGACCCGTCCAGGGTACACAGCATGTCACGGTCAGTGCCATCTGCTTTGATGAATGTCACACTAATTTCGCTGTTGGTCAGCAGACCCCTTACCCATGAACGGATCTGTTCTTTGACTTGATCGTCACCTTCTTGATACTGAGTACCTGGCGCACCTTTGAGCAAGCGCACCACTTCATCTTTTTCCCACATACCACCCATTTCAAAATCTCCTTTAAAGGTTAATAAACGTTTTTTCTTCATGACCACTTCAATAAAAAAATCATGTACTTCTGCTCGTCCACAATGTTGACCTGGCGCTGGAATCCAAATATGGTATCATCCGAGGGTATCAGTTGTATACCCCAAGTGTCCCTAAACCATGTGATTGTGTCTACGCTTGTGGTACAATTCTTCTTACCTTCTTCAGATGTTTTGCACCGTTGCATCCTGGCCCAAAAAGAGACCTGGCCCAGTATGGTATCCAATCTGGCTTCGGGCGTGGAGTATAGGTCTTTCATCCGCGACGCATGCGACTGATTTCCACAGCCTCTTCGTCCGAAAATACAGGCACAGCATTTGACTTGTGCATGGTGGCAATACCTTTGACCTTGGTGCCAGTGTACACTTTGGGTGCAGCCAAGGTGGCGTTGCCACCGGTGTTGACACTGGGAATATGATGTGTGGTGCTACGACCTGCAGGCGCGGCCAATTTGTATACCAAAGTTTCTGCTTTCATAGCACGTCGACGCTTCTTCTCGTCAGCGTCCACTTCCCACTTCTTTTGGAGTTCTTTCCAACTAGCGTCAAGCTCACGTGCCTTGCGAGCCTCTTCGGCATTACGAAACTTGACTTTGCCCTTCTTGCGGCCGTTGAGACTAAGACTGGGGTGGTGTAGATGCATGCTCATTAGGCAGGCCCTTTGCTAAGAGTTCAAAACAAAAATACTCGTCACAGAGACTGCCAGGGTCTTCTGCTCGCTTGTGTAAACGACACCAACCATTGCCGGTGTAAGCACCGCTTTCATTCCCATTGAAGTTGAAGTAGGCACAGTGATCACAGCACAAGGCTCGTTCGTCGCAATTAGTGCAGAGTTTCATAGCAATTTCTAATCATGCTTTATTATAGCAGATCATGGATTTTGTGTCAAGTAGTACTTTTTACTTAAAAAGGATCAGGGCCATGCACCCGGCTTGTAGTATAAAACCAAAACCAATGGTGATGATGTTGAGCATGTCTTTGAGCACCACTGCTCGCAGGAACAACAGGACCAGGCCGCCCCAGAGAAACAGGATAATGTCCAGGCCAGGAGTCCGGTCACTCAGTCCGGTCATCAAGGCCAGGAAACTGGGCAAGGTTGCACAATGTAGCACAATAGCTGCCAGCCAGCCCAGGGTGTCTGCCGAAAGCTTCGCAAGGCTGTTGGCAAGGAATTCACGAACAGCAATGATTGTCATAGGAAACTTAAAAGGCATTATCTTTCTCCGTAGAAAATGTGACGACCAATTTGGTCAATTTTAGGTAATTTCCAGCCCGGGCTAACATAATCTGCATGATAGTACAATGCGTTCTTTAAGCCTGGTAATCTAAAGTTTTCTAACAAGACTTTCTTGGCCACCAGTTCAGATTCAGCCCACAAGGGCGGATACACTGGTCGAGTCTTGTGTGTGGTTTCGCACACCCAACTGAATTGACAAATTACCTTTTCGTAGAATACATTTTTCTGATAGATCACCCCGCAGACACTGTCACCAAATTTTCCGTGGGCCACACGGTTCATGGTGACTTGCGCCACTGCTACTTTGCCTTCAAAAGGCTCTGATGCGGCTTCCCAGTAGATGTTGCGTGTTAGGCAATCCAAGGATCGAATTTTTTCTTGGGCCGACACATACCCTGCAGGCATGGCCTCCACGCCCGAGCGGAGTTCGTTGAGTTTGTGATTGCTCACAGCAATCACAGCCAAGGCCACAATCCAAAGTCCTAGGACTCGGAAGGCTCTTGAACTCCAGATTGCGAGTTGATCGCTGATGTGGTTTACTTGTGCTTTCATGGTAGTTTTACTTACTCGATGGTTGCAGAACCGGGCAAAGACCGGGCCAAAAAGGTGCCGTTTTGGAGTAAACGGCGCAGTTTACTCAGAGATTCGGCACACAGGAATTGGTTCCATCTTGTGCAGGTTTCTAGCTCGAATTGCTCGATATTGTTTGAGTTTTTTCTTTTCAGGACCAGTGGCGTACAGCTCAAGTTCTGAGTATGTGGCTTGATTCATGGCCAATTCTAACTCAGGATAGGTCATGCCCAGTTGCCCCTCGTCGGTACGTCCATCATCCCAGAGTCCGTCTGTGGGCTCTGCATCAATGATCTCTTGTGGGAGTCCAAACTCTCGTCCCATGTCCCAAACAGCAGTTTTCATGCAGTCGCCAATGGGTGAAATATCCACGCCACCATCACCATACTTGGTAAAAAAACCCACGCCAAAGTCTTCTACTTTATTGCCTGTGCCAACCACAATGCCACCGTGGCTTTGTGCAATTTGGTACAAGGTCATCATGCGCAATCTAGCACGTGAGTTGGCAAATGCTAGAGTTATAGAATCGCTGTCCCGGCAAACAGGCTCCAGCTTCTTTTCAAATGCTGTGAACACTGGGGTCAAGTCCATGCTCATGTGCGTGACGTTTTTGTAGCGTTCCAGCAACCAGCCAGCTTGCATTGAGCTACGATTGTCCAGCTTGCGATTCTGACGAATAGGCATCTGAACCACAATAGTGTTGAGTCCTGTTTCTGCGCAAAGTGCGCTGACCACAGAGCTGTCAATTCCGCCCGAGATGCCTACAACTAGCGTAGAGATCTTGTTTTTTGTTGCGTATTGTCGGATCCACTTTGTGATGTGTTTGATGCGTTGCTTGGGGGTCATCTGATCTCCGGTTTAGGCATTGATTTAAGTTTCTTCCACATTTCTGCTTTTTCTTTGCACTTCTGTTCCAACTTGCGATAGCGGTCTCCCAGCTTCTTCAAGTCGTCCCATTCTTTTTCCAGTTCCACGTTGGGTTGCATCCAGTTCATACGTTCTTCCATGACCTGCATCCACTTGACCAGGCTCTTGCCATTGATGTCAATGTCAGCATTATCACCTTTAAGGGAGACTTGTCCACCTTGGTTAACTTCCATTGCTGGGTTATGATAAATTCCACCCACGACACTTTGGTTCCAATTTACACTGCTGGTGCCTGATGTAGTCCAAACTGTATTTGAGTGCGTTGACCCAGTACTGCCAATTCCAATTGTATATGAAGGAGCAGTAGTGTCTCCTATTGTTACAGTTGACGTTGTCAGCTTGGAAAAATCTACGGTGGCCAATGGCGGAATAGCGCCATAGTTGTAATCTGAGAATCCTCCCAGGGTCGATCCACTGGAAAAATCTATTTTGTCTGTTGTGTTGAGTGTGTCAAGTAATTCGCTGAGACTTTCTTCTGTAGTAGCCATGAGCCATCCTTTTGGTCTATCCATTCGACTGTGTCGCCTGCTTGCCACCCAAGCTCGGCACACAATTCGTTACCCAAATCCAAGAGCAATTCTCCTGGATTATCTGGGTCTTCAACTACGTTTATCATGCGGCTCTTTTTGTTTGTCATATTGTTTTTTTAGTGTTTGATGCCACACCAGTGCCCGAGCCAACTTTTCTTGTACTAGTTGCTCTCTTTGTGCAGGTGTCATTATGACTGGCCATTCAGTTTGTAGTTGACTATCTTTTACGATCATTTTGCAGCAAGTGCTTCTTTCTCTGTGGTAATTTCTTTGCGACGCTCTTTGATACCTTTGCTCATTTCTTGCAGGGCTTTGCGAGCACGGGCGGCAGCAGCCTTTACACCTTTTTCGGTGAACTTGGCATTCTCGGCCAGGTAAGTTTCGTAAGCGGCTACGATTTGTTCGTGTTGGGTCATGTTATACTCCTTGTAATGACAATAGTAATTATACAGTCATCTAACACAGTTGTCAATAAAATGTCAGGTTTTTGGCACTCTTGCTAGTCAAAGTAAATGTGTCTTTTTAACCAAGTGTCCCAGACTGTAACGGAGTCAAGACTGTGCGTCCAGGTCACACGGAACTGTTCAAACGCACGTTGATCATGTAACATCATTTTGTTGCCTGAGACGTTGGCATGTTCAATTCGATTTTGTTTGATCCAGGCTCTGAACAGTTGTTCAGCCTGATTGTTGTTGCGCAGGAACACAATAAACAGTGGTTCCACTGCGCGATAATTAGGTATGGTCATTAATGGAAAGTAGCGCCTTCGGGAACTTCTACAGGTGCTGCATTTTTATTTAACTGAGATAACATGGCACCAAACTTTTCGTCCAATTCAATAAGTTCATTGTCGTGTTCTGAGGCCTTGACATCATCAACTCCCAACAATCTCATCATGGCACCCATGTGTACATGTTTGATGCCATTGTCATACAGCACACCCATGACATCCAGCATAACCGTCTTGATACGCTCGTGTAAGAATTCGTCTTGTTCTAGCATAGTATTAATTACCAGTTACCGCAAAAAGTCGTAGAAAAGCGGCCCGAAAGCCGCCTTTTTGGCACTCCAGCCTGCTTATGCTTTTTCAGCAGTCTTGGCAGTGGTCTTGGGTGCAGAGGCTTTGACAGCCTTGACCTTGACTTCGCCTTTCTTGGCGATCTTGCTCTTCTCAGAGAGCTTGTTGGCTACAGCATAGCCAGCATCGCCTTCAGTAATGCCCTGCTCAGTAAGATACTGGAGAGCTTCCAGCTTGGTCATTGCACGGGGCAATTCTGCCAAGTTGATGTTGGTGCATCCAGCCTTGTTAAGGATCTTGATGCGGGCTACCAGGTCGTTTGCAAAACGAGCCTTAGTAGTGCCATCGGAGTTAGTAGCGGTACCAGCCACGGTGAACAGTTTATCTGCGGACATAAAATTGCCTTTCAAAGTTGCCTATCAAGTTTTAAAAATGTTGTGCCTTATTGCTCAACATACCTAAATTATAGCAAAAGATGTGATATTGGTCAACCATTTTTTGCATAATTTTTGGTTCGATTTGCCCGTTTTACTGGGCCAGTTCTTTGCTGGTCTGTTGGATGGTATGCACACCTTTGTCAAACATACGTGCCAATCCGGAAAAGCCCACGGTGGCAATCACCAAACCAAAAATAGCACCAAGTACAAAGTTACGCATACAATTTCCTTAGATAATGCTCACACGGTTGAGTTGGGTGGAGCCGTCTCTGTGAGCCTTGACGGTTCCTACAATAGTGTACTTTGCACCTTTAGCCAGTTCTTGGCGGTATGCAAAAAACACAGCAGAGTTGTCTGCGGTAACGGCAGTGGCGTACCAGGTGTTCCATTGCTGACTGTAGTTGGATTTGATGATCTCCACGTCCAGTTGAACCTTGTCACCAGGGTTGCCAATCACGGCACCTGATGTTTGACGCACTCGTTCCTGAACTGCCTGGCGCTCTAAACTGCGAGCATGACTTGCAGGCAGACATGCAACCACAGCCAATTCCAACTTGTGTTTCACAGTATCAAATTCATCTTCCACAGCAATGACCTTGCTCACAGAGCTATCAAAGTCTGTGAGCCGGCCTTTGAGGGCACGGAAGGTAATGTCTTGTTGCAAGAACTTGCGGCACTCCTGGCCCTGTGCAATATCTTCCACAGTGAGTTGAACAGGATTGGCCAAGAGGTCAAACATAATGTCGCGGTTCTTGCGCTTGGCGATATAAGGAGGAGTAGCATTTGGCATCCACTGTTCTTCTTTGAAGTAGCCGCCATTTTCTCGTTGTGCCGCCACTGCCGCGCCCCAAACATTGTCCACCGAGTGCTTGACACTCACAGGCCGGGCACGGGGTTGCCAGGTGCGGCGTGGCTGGTACGGTTCCTCATCGTAGTCATCCATCTGACCCAGGCGTTTGACTTCAAGAGCAGTCATGTTTGATACGTCTACAAATCCAGGCATGGTGATCTCCTTAGCAGTAAAAAGGTGTGTCAAAATTCAGTGCAGAGTACACGCATTCGCGCACTTCAGTGTCCATGGCCTCACCAAATTCTTTTTGTTCGGACAGTTGGTGCAGAGCACGATAGGTCTGGGGCCAAGTCAGGTTGTTGGCACGGGCGGCAACCACAATGGCGTGGACTGCGGCGTTGCCAAGTTCGCTAAACATGCCGTAATCTTTTACAGCACCAGTCAGATTGTATTCAATTTCAATGCTCATCTTGGACTCCTTTTTACTCTCTATGCCACTATTATAGCAAATAGGGAATTATTGGTCAACCGTTTTTGCGTCTTCTTCAACCACTTGATCCGCAAGGGCTTCAGCTAAAAGTACTAGTTTTTTGTAGAAACGGGCATCGCTTGAGTATGTATTGCCGCAATACCATGCACCATCCTGCATGACATAGTACCACTCGCCGCCACAGTTGTCAACCTGTTCAAAGAACTCCTCAAAGGTGTGAGCCACTTTCCAGCCAACGTTTTCCTCGCCACGATCGCGACCGTAAAAGGTACACATGTTTTCTGTTGTTCTAACAAATTCTTCGCGATCCATTTCTTCCAGTTCAAACTGACTGAAGGCATGTGGTGTGCCAATTTCAGGACGCAAAGCACTCATGTCGCCTAGAGAAACCAATTCATTGGCTTTGGCAGAATCATAGTGCTCCTGAAGGATGGCACCGTTGTGCTCCAGATAGCCGTCCCAATGACAATAGATTGACTTTGCAATTTCTCCGTGCATGACTGCAATGCGACTACGTGTGCCCATCTTAGACTCCTTTGTGTTTCAATATGTGTATATTATAGCAAATTGGCAATTTCTGGTCAACCTCAAGCCACGCTCAGTTCCTGTGCAGGGAACCTGATCTTGCCTTCGAACTCCAACTGATCCTGTTCAAACTCCGTAAGGTAGTCGTCAGCCACCACTTCCCAGCCAATCACAGTTTCAGTGAAATAATCACTGGCTTGCTCAACCTGAGCGCAGGCGGACTTGGCCAGCTCTTGCACACGGTTGATGTCGATGTTGCGAATAACGTAATCGCTACCGCCCTTGGCCTTCCAATAGGCTTCGGCGCCAGTACCAATGGTACCATCTTCGCGCCAGGCGTAGTTTTCGTAAACTTGGGTGGTGATCAGCAGTTTGGACATTTGGGCTCCTTGTTACTCTCTATGCCACTATTATAGCAAATCGGGCATTTTTGGTCAACCAAAAAAATACCCTGCATTTCTGTAGGGTTTTTGTAGTACTAGAGTATTACTTTTTAAACTAGTGTTTAGACCTTGGAAAAAACATACACTCCTTCCCACTTTTGACGTCCGTCTGTTTTGTGATTGCCCACACCGGGTCTTGTGTTCAGCATCATGCGTATGACTTTTTGATACCGGAATCCCAGTTTCTCGGCCAGAGCAATCCATCTGTCAACCACTTGGTATTCTTGCTTGCCGCCAGTTTTGTAGTCGGCAATGTTGGTAGCAAACACCCCATCTGCGTTTAGTCCTTGATGTATGCGTTGCATGGTGGGGGTGACATACAGTTCAAACCAGTCATCCAGTGTAGCACATCGGACCATGCATTGAGTGGGCTCGTCTGAGTATTTTTCCAAGTTGAAATAAGGTGGACTTGAAAATGCAAGATCAATGTCCCGGGGCTGGAAGTTTTCACTCACATCACAACACAAAGTGGCACTGCGCCCAAATGCTGTGTCGATCAGTTGAGCTAGGTATTGTAAATTTCGAAATGTTTCTGTGTTGGGATCTACGCCCACATAGTCGTACCCCATACGGCTGGAAGTGATGCCCAGCAATCGTCCACCATACCCTGCCGAGTAATCATACACTCTGCCCCACATAACAGGACACAGGTGCTCTACCAAGGCTCGAGCATTTTGCGGCTTGAAGTTTTGTATGTTTTCACCTGTGACCAATTCCAGGCTACGGCGTAGAGCAGTGGGATGAACCAGGCGATTGCCAGTTCTAAATTCAAAGCAGATTCTGATGGCACGTTCCAGTTTGGCATCGTTGTAGAATCTATCTCGTAGGCTGTTTGATCCACGACCCTTGGGTTCCGCAGTCATCATGTTGGGAAACAAAAAACGATTTAATTTCTGTCCTTGATTGTTGCCCAGTCCCAGCACGTTGTCAGCTACTGGATTTATTGCTTGGTCTCTAAACTGTCGCAAGTGATCAATTAGCCCGGTTTCAGTATAGTAATCAATGGGCACCAAGTTGATGCTTCTGTACAAGGCCTTGACCCGGGCAATGGTGCCTGCAGGGTCTTGATCATAGGTGGCAGAGGTGAATCGTTCCAGTTGATCATATATGGGTTCATAACCAGTAAAACAATCACCATGCACATGATGTGGCTGTATTGTCCACTGACTATAAAGATCTTGAATCATTTAGCTTTTTGAAATCGTATAGTTGTTTTTTTGCTAAACTCATGCTCTACATAATAACGCACAAGACTACGTTGACACATGGTAATAAGATCTCCGTGATCATCGGGTACAATAAAACGATATGGACATCTACCCCAGGTACCATGTTGGGTAAATTGATAATACCAACGTCTGTGCTCCTTGTTGGCGGCATCAAACACAGTCCAAGGTCGGCTTTTGAATTGCAATATGCTCATGGAATTTCCTTAGTTGATTACCAAATGTTTGAAATAGTCAAAATGTTGTTCTAATGTCCAGGTGCTAGGGTCAATTATTGTTCCATCGTGAGTTTCGTAGGTGGCGTCAAACACCTGGGTATAACGCCGGAACGGGCACCACATGTCTGGAGTAGTACTTGCCCATCCTGCTTCTTTGAGAGCGGCATGCTTGGTTCGACTCAATCGTACAGTTGGTGCATTGAGAGCCTGCTCTACAGAAATAGCACTGGCCAATAGCAAGTCACGGATTCGTGCGGCCGGTATCAAGTGCTCAAAGTCACAATCCTCGTCTGCACCAACTTCGTGGTAGTGTGCTTTCATACCGTCACGTTGTTGAATACAGTACTCGTGATATCTGCGTAGATATGTGTCAATGTCGTTGCGGATTTCTCTCAGCAGTTGTTGATCGTTTTCCACAGCATGATACTCACCAACCAGGCGAACCAAGTTGCGTCTACAATAGTCTGCCACGGTTCGATAGGTGTCAGGGGTACGACGAGTTTTGCTGTACACCGGTGCTGTGAATTGATCTAGAGATTCTTTCAAGTTCATGTTCCAACCTCAAACAAAGCAGAAAATTGACTGCGGGCACTGGTACGCTTTTTACCCTTGTGTCCAACTGGCAGGTTGATTCCGTGATGTTTTGTTTTGTTAAAGTCGCCCGACTGTTGGCCCTTGAGTTTGTGGCAAAGCGGGCACAATTCGTCCAGGTTGCTGGGATGATTATTTGTATGATCTCCGTCAATGTGATCCACTTCGGTCATGCCCTTGGCCCAATCTGGTATTTTGGTCCATTTGACCATGCAATCAAATCCCAGGTGTCCATCTACATTGGTACACTTGCCAGTTTTGTATGGAGTGACTCCTGAACGATGCGGCCATTTGCCCCAACTTGCGGCCTGACAATGACCGCAATGTATACGCCAACGAGGGTTTCCCAGTGTATCCTTGTGGCTGTAAGTAACTTCTTCCTCGCATCCGTGATTAACACAAATAGGTCTCATGTTACACTCCTTCAGGAAACAGGCCTGGAGCAACATTGCCTTCTTCCACGCCCATCTTGGCACCTTCACCGTGATACGGTAGATTGATTCCACCGCCATTGCGGAGGTACAACTCACGCAAAAAGTTTGCCATGGCACTGGGAGCTGACCAAGTTGCGCCGGGATTCACATGTTCCCATTGCACTTTGGCTTTGGCGTGAATCAATGCAGAACTCTTGAACGTGGGCTTGATTGCTTCTAGTACTGTTTTCATCCAACCCGCAGGTAATCGGCTGTTGGCATTGGTGCTGGAGATACGATGCAGTTCATACAGCCCAATGTAACAACCCTGATCAATTTCTTCTTGCAGGGGAAATGTGTCTTTGATTGCGGACAAAATTTCCAACAGCACTTTACCGCTGTCATCAATCTCAATGCCCTTTTGAGCATACTTAAAGTGACTCATAAAGTAATCATTGTCGCCACGCAGGTTGTCACTTGCACGTGAACCTTTGTCCTGTAGGTCAATACCCGCAGTATCAAATTGATCCTGCATGGTGCGGGCATCTACTACCTTCTTGTCACGGCTACCATTCTTGTAACGCACCAAGGCATTGCGATGCAAGTCTCCGGGTGTGAGTCGTTTGACCCCAGTGTCGTTGAGCATTTCAAAGGCATAACTGGCAAAATTAACTTCGTCTGTTTCTACTACAGCACAGGGAATTTCTGTATAACCCAGTAGGCCAGCCGCAATGGTACGGTGTTGTGCATCATACAGATAGATCGGGGGCTTTCCGCCAAAGCGGCAAGCTGATCCAGGCGAGCAGATGCGTGGATCCCACTTTTTCATGATGTTAATAATGTGCTTGTGTAGCACATCACGTTGGACTTCATAATCAATCCACAAGTCCTCAATTGCAATCATGGAACTGGTGGGAAATCGATATGATAGAGCCTGGGCACGGGCTCGCCATGCATCAAGGTCTTTTTGCGTTACGTTATAGTGTGCGCGAAGTTGCGTTTCAACTTCTGCAATAACGTCAGTGAGTTTGCGGGTAAGGCGTTTTTGTGCCATTCTGTTTCCTTTCAGTGACGTGCAATACGTCAGATTAGTAAGCCGATCAGTACCATACTGAGCTGACTTGTGTGTATTATATAGCAAATACACCATGCTGTCAACCTGTTATCGTATTACCACACTATCTTCCTGAGCTCGGTCACTGTGTACGCATTGACCAATTCTGCGGATAGTGTCTGCTGACGCCTGTGGGTTGGCTTCAAACATGTCTCGTATGTCTTCGGCTGTGATGCCATCTGTGGCAGTCACAATGTAGATCTCATAGTGTCGTTGAGTGTTGTAACGGGCACGAAGCATGAGATGGCCAAGATTGGGAATGGTGTATTTCAATGGCTCGCCTTTGAGGGCACTCCAGGTGCGTTGCTGTTCATCCAAGGTGATGTCACCTATGTACTCCAGCCCGGTGTTATCCCACACCACAACAAACTGATGGTTCATAGCATGAATTTTTTCAAGTAGTCACGGATATCCGCATACTGCCCACTGATCTCACTCAGCATCTCTTCCATGCTTTCTTGAATGATAATATGTTGCAGTACATCAGCCTGCTGTTGGTCAGCTTCATCCAAGAGTTCGTACCAGGTCATGTATTCTTCAGCGGATTCAAAGCTCCACATGATGTCGCACATTTCCACCTGCTCGGCGGTAAGATTTTCAATTTGGATAGACAAAGTGACACCTATTAAAAGTTGCTATGTCTAAATTATACAGGTTTGTGATTTATTTGTCAAGTACTACAAAAGTACTAGTTTTTACAGCCATTTCAGCGTGAATGCACAACAGTCACGGTCTGAGTCAAAATAGAAAATGTATCGACCTGGGGCGATGTCACTGGAGGCCTGCACCAACTGCCATCGCCAATCATTTTGCATCTCAGTCTTGCACCAAGCAATCACCCGGTCAACTCCGCCAAAAGGTTTGGTGATCTCTTTGGCATAAGCAAAGCTCTCTTTGTCGCGGATTTGATAAGCACCAAGATTCATTGTTAGTATGTAGTGGGAATCTCCAGCTCTCGCAAATAAGTGTCCACCACATGATTGTAGCGAATATCCTTTACTGTGTCCAGGCGTTGTTTTTTGTTTTTTGATCCTAACACTACCACCACATATTGTTGTTTGTTTTGCTCCACTACCATGCCCACACACCAGCCCGCGGCATTGGTCAATCCTGTTTTGCTGACCAATACATTGTCAAACGTAAACAGCAATGGTCCGGACGTGTGTTCCAAATTTATTGTTCTAATTTTCTTGGCGTACTTGGTTTCAAATGCCACTTGCTTTTGACCACTGACTTCGCGAATCAACCAGTATCCCATGGCGGTTTGCATGAGGTCAGCCACGTCTCTGGCTGTGCTGATGTTGAATACTCCCAGCCCCGAAGGGTCAACAAAGCTGGTCCGTTTCATGTCCCACAACCGGGCTTGGTGATTCATTCTAGCAACAAATGCAGACCTGCCGCCAGGGTAATCTTCTGCTAGAGTTTCAGCCGCCGCATTGTCTGATTTGATCAACATGGCCTTGAGTAGTTGTTCTCGAGTGTACATTTGCCTGGGAAGGTAACTGTGAACACGCTTGCTCAACATCAGTTTACGGCTAAGGTCTATGTCATAATCTAGAGTAACCATGGCAGTCATGATTTTGGTTATGCTGGCAATGCTACGCACCTGGTCAGCATCGCGACTCATTACTGTTCGATCTTGTGAGAGGTTGTACAACAACACGCTGTCGGCATGAGCTGACAAAGTCACACATAACAAGATTGTGGTTAATATCTTTGTAATCATCGAAAATACTTATCTTGCCCATTTGAGCTGATAGAATGTGGCCATGGCTGGTTTGAAGAATGAGAAGGTTGCTTGTTTGGGAGTAACAGCAGTGAACCCGTCATTGTCATAAGTTGCCTGGCGATATTCCCAAACAAAATCTCTGTTGATAACTAATCCGTCTGCAAGCAATTGATCTTTTAGTTCAATTGCGGCCATTGGAGCTATGTGTTCAATTCTAACTCTATGCATCGAGCCAAGCCATTGCGTAACACAAACAGAGTTTGGTCTCTTGGATCACGGAACCACCAAACCATTTCATTGATGTTTATGTCGGTAACATAACGGTCGCCAGGTAGTCCAAAAAACTCTATGCCCCAGGTGGCAATCTCGTCCCAGGCAGTGATTGTGTCGTAAGGGCGACCCCAGGTTATTTGTGCGCCGTGTGGGTAATCAGGATGTTGCAAGCCATTCTCTCCTTATAACAGTATCGCACACCAACCAGTTTGTCTCATGAAAAATACGATGGTCTTTGATCTTGAAGTAGTTGCAGAAACTTTCACCGTATCGCTTGTTGGTCAATGCGTCCCAGGTATATTGTTTCCGCCACTGTTCATAGTTATCATGACTAATGCGATTTTTAAGTATCTCGTTATCAATGGCCTCAGCAAGAAGTTCAGCCGCCATGGCAACAAATGCAGACTCACCCATGTTCAATCCCAAAGAGCTTGATAGTATTTGCCAAACAAGCGGAAGCCATTGTCAATGCGCTTTTGCACCTCTTTCATACCTTCGTAATCACACTTGTAAGTGTCCTTGGGACCATGCCCCATTTGATAGTACTTGTGCTCGCCCTTGGGCACTTCATTGCCATCCTTGTCCACGGGAATCCAAACAATGTCATGCTCGCCCGAACGGAAAGCATCTTCCCATGAGTCGTCCGCTTTGCACTCAAATGCAAAGATCATTTCGCCCATGGCCCAATCCCAACGAGCAAAGTGATTGGCATCAGTGTCCCACTCGTTTTCTTTGGCTGGTGCGGCAGTGCTACGCAGGTGCTCGGGCACATCTTCGTCATCCACAAAAGGTGCGCCGTGTTTCTTTTCTTTGAGCTGTTTGAGCATGGGCAGGATAATGGGACTCAAGGTATGGTCCATGCTCCAGGTATCCCAGTAGTCAATCTTCACAAGGTTGATGGGCGGATGCACACGATCCAGTACCCAGGCAATTGCACGACTGACAGGAGCAAGATAATCACTCCAGCGTTCGCACCATTCTGGACGCTCAATGTATCGGCTTTCTTCTTCAAGACTGCGAATACGTCGGTCACGACTGCACTTTGACCAGTCAGTCCAGAAGAATGCATAGTCCAACATGGTGTAAGGTGAGATCCAGTGATCCCGATATTTGCCAATATAAACTTTCATTGTTTTCTCCAATTAATATAACCGCCGTTGCTGTTGCTCCAAGGGCAGTGTTTTTCCCACAGTGCGGCAGCTTCAACAGGATGTTGTTTCATGAGTTGATCAACCTGAACTCGGCTAGCAAAACCTGCTAGACTCCAGTCATGATTTTTCAAGGCTAGTTCGAGTTCAGTCATTACCAATCTCCGTTGTCGACCCAACCACGTATAGTCAAGAACAACCAACTCACTGACCAGGTGCGTTCATTGGGACTGGGCCAACCATCGTTGGGCTCTCGCCTTGCACGTGGTGTCAATCTCCAATGCAGTGGGTTCAGTGTAACGATAACACTGATCCCACTGTATCGAAACCAGTTTAAATATCCACGGTCAGGAGTTTCCATTCGTCTGCCCTCGCTTCATGTCCATAATACCCACGTGGGTTGCACACCACACGGGTTTCACCAATCATGTAATCAAACACATGATGAGTGTGCCCATGTGTCCACAATTTGATTTGTGGACGGTCCTCAATAAACTCATCCATGTCTGAACTGTAGCCACCGTTCATGATAGTGTCATGTGCATACATTTCGTGTGTGCTCTGACGACTGGGTGCATGATGTCCAACCACCACATACTTGTTGGGATTTTTGCCCAGCATGTCAGTTACCACTTGAATGTATTCTTTCATTTTCACATGTTCTGTCACAGCATCTTCGGGTGAGAACTTGGCCACGCGAGTTTTAAACTCGCCTTCCGATGTTCTAAAGTGAACTGGTACTGCACTGTTTTGGATCACACGGAAGTCATTCATCATGGTTCGCATGTGATACAATGTGAGTTCATCTCGATTGTTCATGTCGGTCCACAGGGTGCCGCCAATAAAGGTAACGTCATCGATTACTTTGATTTCACGTTCAAGAATGTACAGATTAGGCAAGTGTGACAGTTTCCTGCGCATCTCACCCAGAGCAGTTGCAAAGTCACTGTGATAGTATTCATGGTTGCCCATGATGTAGATCACGTGTGGAAAATTTGCGGCACAGCGTTCGAAGAATTCATGAAACATCTCCGAGCGCCAACGAGCAAAGCCCAGTTCTGTTTGTCTGCGGTCACGCATGTCCAAGTCAGCGGCCACACAGATATCACCACTCAAGATCAACACGTCAGCCTGACTGTCATTGGTGATGTCAAGGTCACCAAATTCAAGATGGATGTCAGATGCTACCGCGATTTTCATCTAAGTCTTTCAATTGTGATTTAAGTGTACGCACCGCAGTCTCGTCGCCATCATAGATAGCAGCAGACTTTTCTGGATAACGTTGTTTAAATCTGTCTACGATTTCTTTCAAACTGTGTCCCTGGCACACAAATGCCTTGGTAATGCTATTGTAGCAGAAGTATTGATTTTGGTCAACCTCTACTGTGAGTGGAATCAACTGTTCCTGATCGAGGTCTCTCACTACAGTCCTGATTTGGTTTTCCAAATAACGACTTACCAACCAGGTAAAAACAAACCATGTCACAATACCTGCCAGCACAAGATCAATTATAAAACTTAGTAATTCCATGATATATTTACTTTCATGATGTCCGGCGTTGTGCCAGGTATTGTTCCCATTGTACCCACTTGTTCCGGACCAGGAATCCCCAGTCACGTTGTTTGGGTCCGGGACAAAACAGGGTCCAACAAGTCACATCTGGATCCAGTTCCACTCTGTGATACTGACGGGCTCTGGCCCAACGGAAACTTCCAGGGCCGCACCATTTGGCAACTTCGGCTGTCTTGCGACCTTGTGCATCAAATTGCGGTGTCCACTCCCAGTAGCCACCTCGGAGGATTAGAGTAAAGAACGGCCAAGGATGATCATGTACATCATCCGGATCACTCTTGAGAAACTTGTGTACAAAGATGTTGAATGGAAATCGATCTCTATCTCGAAGGAACACATAGTAGCGTTCCAGATAGGGTTGGTTTTCCACACGGTCCATAATTACACGGTACCGTCCCATGCGTTGAAAGAGTTTTTTAAGCATGTAACTATTATACAGGATTTAGAATATTCAGTCAAGAAAAACCCTGCCGTAAGCAGGGGTTTTCAAGTGCCCATTGGGATTAGAACAGCGAGTTTATAAAATAGTTGTCAATTCATTCTTGTCCACAAGAAATCTTTTTGCCCTTCTTTGCAATGCATTTGGCACACCACATGAGGATCTGCTACCATCAGTTTTTTAAAAGTTTCTAATGTTTCTCGGGCCCGGTCCAAAGTTTGATTATGTATAAGCCATTGGTCACGCTGTTTCCAAAGAGGTGTTTTCTGCAAGGTAAACATAGATGATATCATACAACAAGGCCAATAATAACCATCTGCACTCACATACTCCAGATCGCTGCATCGAGGTTCTATTTTGGTTACAGTTATATCGGGATTACGATCAGTCAGCACTAGATTTTCACTAGGTCTCAATGACTCGTCACCAAATCTGTTGGTAACATCACTTACAAATTTCATGCCGAAACTATTGGCTAGGTCTGCCATTTGTTGTTGTTGGTGTTGGTTGCTGGAAAATACCAGGCTTTTCCATACCAAAGTTGCATCACTGTGTCGCATGATGTCAATAGCCTGCATGATGCTGGGCCAATCTGCATTACGTCTATAGAGACCATTGGTGTCCTCAAGACCATCAATACTAAAAAACACTGTATCTCCAACTTTTAGATGAGTTGATAGTTTTTTCCAAAACTCAGGACGTTGGTGGCTTCCGTTTGTGCTTATGATGAATTTTTTGTTTTTAAAAGTTTCTAAAAAATCAAACAATTCTGGCCAATATATCACATCGCCATGATTTCCGTTTAAAGAAAAAGTACAAACTTGTCGTCCTGACTCACAATCCATAAACCGAGAAAATGCATCAATGTCGAGATCGTGTTTGGGGAATGGTCGACCAAATTTGTCTGAGAACCATGTCCTAGGGCATGCAGGACATGCCAGTGTACATCGCGAAGTGCCTTCAATAATCATAAACTATTTAAAACAAAAAAAGGCCGTTGCCGGCCTTTTTAAATGTCACTCAGTGAGTTAAGCCAAACCAAGTGCCATGGCCTTGTAACCAGCGGCAATCAACTTGCGGCTGGGTTTGCCAATTTGATACTCAGTGACCTTGACGCCGTTACCAGCAACACGGCTGTTGGCGTAAACACAGAAACCAGCCTGGCGAACGCGGCTGACTTCGGCGCTGAGGTTCTTAACACCAAAACGGTGTTGTGCCTGGGCAGGAGTCAATGTCTCGCCAGCTTGGAGTGCGGAAAAGACTTTGTAAGTCTTGGTGTCTTCATTAAAACGCATAATTTTTACCTTTCTTAAGTTTAGCCGTTGCGTACAGCATTTAAGTATTATAAGACAGTTGTAACACAATCGCAACATGTTTTGGCAACATTGCCAAATTAAGTCAACTCATTTGCGGGCTATGGCGTTGTATATACAGCAAGAGAAATTCTTGCTAGTTTCAAATCAAAGGAGATTACTATGAAACAATTGATCGCACTCATCGCCACTGCTTTTGCAGTTACCGCTTTTGCACAAGCACCAGCGCCCAAGAAAGAAGAAAAGAAAGTAGAAGCCAAGCCTGCTGTCACTGCCCCTGCTCCTGCAGCCAGTACACCTGCCAAGGCCGATGCCAAAAGCGAAGCCAAAGCTCCCGCCAAAGCCGAAACTACTAAGAAGTAATCCTCATAGATTTACAGCCATCCGGTTGGCCAACTACGATCCGTATGTGGCCCCGGATGACGAAGATCTTTGTGCCTGTTCAGCACGTAGACCACGGGTTCCAGAGTTTGAACCAGATGATGACGACGAAGAACTTTCGGACTACGTGAAGACAAGGTTACTGATAGCTCGGGTACTGGCTATGAAAAAGTATCAAGAAAATCAGGGCTGAACGGCCCTATTTTCTTTTTCTACGTACCTTTGATAAATAGGTTTACACAGCATATAAAGAGCGTAATATGTTACACACCATCACAAGTATAACTGACGAAATTGTTAACCTCCTAAAGGACGACCCAGTGCGCCCTGAGATACCTGCCGACCAACGGGTGAATTCCAACTCAAGAATATACATGCTCAAAGACGGCGACCAAACCCGAGCAATCACTTGCGTGAAGTTTTTGGACAACATTCCAGCCGCCGTGGATGACTTGGTGGAGTTGGTCGGGAGTGCCAAAACTGCGGTATTTTACACAATTTGGAGTTACGCCGCAGGGGCCGGGCGCGAACTGATTGTTCGAGCACAAGAATCAATCAAACAAGAGTTTCCGGACATTGATACCTACGTTACCCTCAGTCCCAAGACCGAGATGGCTAAGCGTTTCCATTTAAAGAACGGCGCCGGCATCTACCGCGAAAATTCTGACACCGTCAATTACATCTATAAGTAAACTTGCTCGTGTAGCAATCTTGTCCTGCATAGGGCGGGACTTGATAACACACACATACACAGGAGAAAAACATGAGCAAAACACCTTACGAGCTCCGTCTCGAACTTCTCAAAATGGCCAACGATATCCTCGTGACGCCAGTATTCCAAAAACGCCAATCATTGACTGATGAGTATCACTCTAAGTTGACTGATGCCAATCGTGGTACGCTACCCTTCCCAACTTTGCCTGACTTTCCGTCCAGCACAGAAATTGTGGTCAAGGCCGAAGAACTCAAAAAGTTCGTAGATCAGGCGTAAAAATGAAAGCCCCGAAAGGGGCTTTCTTGTGACTAGGGCTTAACGCACGTTCGCCCGTTGCAACGATACACAATTGGAACGCTGGGTTGTGTGGTTATGCTTCCGTTTTGAGTCACTGTGACCATTGTTGTTTCTTCCCGGATGGTCTGGGTAGTAGTGGTTACAGTCTGTGCCACAGACGTACCACACAAAAATAAAATCATAAGGTATTTCATTGGTGCCAATGACCTTCAAAGCAATGACGCATTTCGTGTCCCAGTTCAGACAGCGTTAGATTGGGTCTGGTGTACACTATGCAAACACTATCATTGAATTTGGTGCAGGCAATGTACTTGCGACCTTGGGTGAGTGGTGCAAAGCCTTGGCACATTTCGTCCACACGATCAGTCACAATCCACTGCACCCGTTTGACTGGATATGCTGGTAGTGCCGTGAACGCCAGATCATGTTGGCCAGGCCGGGCTTGTGGTTGTGCCCAGACATTGGTAACTGCTAAAAATAAAACTACGAGATATTTCATGCCAGCTCCTTGATGTGTTTACATTCTCCACGAAATCGAAATCCCGAACAAGTGCAAGAGAGATTGCCGTTGACATCGGTTACTCGGTAGATGTCACCCTTGCTACCCTTGACCTCAATCACACGGCCTTCGGGTTCAGGTTCCTTGAGTTTTGTTTCGAACTGCACAGGGTTGATAACAAACTTACGCCCACGAGTATCAATGCGGATTGGGTTTCGAAATACTTTGATCTCACCTGTGCCCTGTGGCCGGAAAGCATACATCTTGCTCTTGCCATCGTCCAGCAAGTAGATACCGTTGGGCACAGTGTCTTTCCAGTCAGTTGTTTCAGCAAACCATTTCATAGTGACATGATCCTTGCCAGTACTTCGCGGGCTATAGTAAGATCTTCAACCTCGGGTTCCAATTTAGGTTCTGGTTGGGGCCGGGGCCAGCTGGTATAAGGCTGGGTCCAACTCACAGTCCAATATTGTTTTTCGTCACCCATCACATGCTCCAATAAGTTTCAGACGCAGGGTTGCAACACCAAGGAGTGTCTGCATCAATCTCAACATCCTTGCCGGACATGAGATTCTTGACAATCATCTTAGGGGCTTGGTAGTACTTGGTATCGATGATGCTCAAGTCAGCCACGCTCCAACCTGCTTTGTTGCAAAGACGGGTGCGGGTGGCACGTGCGGCACCAAAAGTTTTGTAGGCACGGTTACGATTGGGACCGTCAGTAACAATAAGTCCAGTACCTTTGGCAACGATGTAAAACATAGTGGGCTCCTTTTGTGTCTGTATGCGTATATTATAGCAAATTGGGAAATTCTGGTCAACCAAAAAAGTAGTACTTTTAGTTGGCCATCAAGTCAATTTGCACTTGGATTCCTTCGTGGGTGATACCGATGCCCACTGGGCGACCCTCTCCCCGAAAACTACTGTGACGGCGATCGTAAGCCAATTTTTGGATTGCCAGGCGCAGAGCCGCACCATGCGTGACTGTGGCTGTTTTTGTGTAGATGTCGTTGATGGTGCCGTACATGCCAAAACCGTTGACAATGTAGCGAATTCGGGTGCTGTTACTAAAACCTGGTACGTGTCGCATTTGGGCTCCTTTTTGCTGTCTATGTGTATATTATAGCAAAACGGGTAATTCTGGTCAACCAGAAAAACCCTACAGTTTAGTAGGGTAAAAAGGTAGTACTTTGGGTTACATTTTCCCAGAGTTGCTTAGTAGGAACTCCAAACTCCTTGTAGCCCTCTAAAACCATGTTAAAATAGCCCGAACCTGGGGCATGATTGCGATTGCCTGGTTGCATGTAGTAAACAAGAGCAGGATATTCGCCCTGATCATGCTCCACTGTGGCCCACTTGCGGTCGTAATAGTAGGGATAGCCTTCCAGCAGGTCCAGGGATTTTAGGCAATCTTCCGTGATATCCCACAGCACACCGTCTACAAAATCTCTGCGGTCAACTTGTACATCAGCTGGTCCTGCAAATCGAAACCGGTGTCCCAACAAACGAGCACGGCCAAACGCCACGGCACCCGGACAGCGAGTGGCCATTCCTTGTGTGTTGGTGTTCATTCCATAGGCAAAATAAAGCATATAAGTATTATAGCAAAAGGCAAATTATTGGTCAACCTAGCGATTGTGATAATAATATAATATAAGTAGAAACCACTAGTGGTAAATACTGAGAAGGAGACAATATCATGTTAGCAGAAATCTTAAAAAGATTGGCCGAGATGTTTCCTCGACAGGATTACCAATCCCGTTTAGAACGTTACATCTCCAGCCATTACCCCAAGTCCACAGCCGACGTTGAGTACTTTGAACGTCAGTATTATCAAAAACAATCTGGAGGTTACGTATGAAACAAGTTCTACAGGGATTTTGGAAATTTTTTGAAGCCATGGGTCAAGCCCGTGCAGCCTCAGTACTGGCTAGACAAGGAAGAATAATCGAAGCCAAGGCCTTGTACTTAAAATGATTGCAGACCTATTAATGCTGTATCGTTGGGCTCGAGAAGGCTGGGAAGTTCATCCCTAGTGCGGGGTCAGCAACCAACCTTGCCCTGATACTCGGTGATACCATTGATAAAATGGTTCACGAATTATCAAAACCTTGTTGTTGACCAAGTCTTGATATTTGGGCAGTATTTCAATACCGTCAACAATAACAGTATTGCACTTGGTTGTATTAAAAATCAACGGGTCATGCAGGCCAGCATGAGTGATCTTGCCGTCTGTGACAATCTCTAATTGTAACTCAGTAGCCAGCAGATCTAAAAAGTTCTTCATATTCCGGTAGGTAAGTCAGCACACTATTGCTTCTACTTGATTCTAGTCGTTTTAAATATTCAACCAAGTCGGGCAATCTCCAACTTTGGTCTGGTTCTGATTTCAAGTAATTTACATAACTCTGCAGATCTTGCACAATCTGTTGTCGAGCAACATTGGGGTTTCGAATATTCAACACAACACCGTCATCAACAGGATGATGATCAATCCAGGTCTGTAGCTCTGCGATGATGCGTTGTCTGTATTCCCCGGGCAACACTGCCGGACGTAGAAATTTAGGTTCATTAAAAAAATCACAACTTTCCACAGCAATGTTATGATGCCAGGCATATTGGTAAACACCCAACATGTGCCCAACTGTGAGTGCAGTGGGTGTGATTCTAAATTGCAACCACCAGTTTTGTTGCTTGCCAATTTTGATCCATCGATCTAAATTTTCAAACACAGTTGGCAAACACACAGGATATCTCACATAGTCGTTGATGATCTTGAAACTTTCCACACTCATTCCAAGGTTTACTCCTTGAAATTGTTTTAGTAGCTCAACAACATCATCTCGCCACACACTCAAATTTGTGGTTAGGCCAATGGTAGCACTCTGATGCAACCCGGCTTGGATCAGTGCTTCAAGAATGATTTTGAATGCAGGAGTAATCAGTGTTTCACCACCAATGAAATGTAGGTATTGTATGTTTGGGCTTGCAATCAGTGCATCTATTAATTCTTGCACCAAAGCAGGATTGTCAGTCCAGTTTGGCGGAGGCATTGAGTCAACAATGCCTATTTTTTTAAATTCTGTAGCAAGCCGAGAACTCCAGCGCGGGGTACAAAAAATACAGGCACTGTTGCAATAGTTGCCAAGATCTATTTGCCAATCTTGTGGCATTTGAGACGTTGTGCCATGTTGAGCAAATTCAGTCATCCAAGGACCGGACGCCAGTGTTTTTTCAAACTGCTCTAGTCGTACGCCTGTCTTGAGTAGTTGTTTCTGCCGGCCGCTGATCTTGCCATGCTGTTCCATGTGTGTGCATTCCAAACACCCTGCCGGAGACTCTCCGTTGAGTAACTGTTGCCTGATTGGAATCATGTGTTGCTGAAAAAACTCAACTGGCGTTACATCATAAATGTTATTGGCAGGATCGTGTTGATCTTTTGTGGCCCAACGACAGTATTCATAATGTCCAGCATTGTTGATTCTCATGTGGAACCAGGGGCTGGAACAAAACGTTTCTTTTAAACTCATTCTCGTTTGTTGATAATTTTATCTACTAGTCCATAGTCCAAGGCTTCTTGAGCACTCATAAAGAAATCACGTTCCATGTCACGAGCAAATTCATCATAGGTTTTACCTGCTGAGTTGTGCTTGACATAGATTGTGGTGAGATACTCTTTCATCTTTTGGATTTCTCGTGCTTGGATTTGGATGTCTGTAGCTTGCCCACGAGCACCACCTGATGGTTGGTGAATCATGTGTCGGGCATTGGGCAGGATCGTGCGCTTGCCTGCGGCTCCTGCTGTACTTAGCAGACTTCCCATACTACAGGCCTGACCCATCACAATGGTCTGCACATCACACTTGATAAACTGCATGGTGTCATAGATGGCCATGCCTGCTGTGACCGATCCGCCTGGCGAATTGATATATAGGGAGATATCTTTGTCAGGGTTTTCACTCTCCAAAAACAGCATCTGTGCTACCAGCAAACTGGCTGTGTGTTCCGATACTTCTGTGTCCAGCATGATCACACGGTCTTTGAGCAATCGGCTGTAGATATCATAACTGCGTTCGCCTTTGGCGGTTTGTTCAAGCACAATTGGTACTAGATTTGGCATGGGGTCTCCTTGTTCAAAGCATAAGTATAACATTATTCTTGGAAAATAGCAATGCGTGACCTACTCAATTTACTCGACAATGTACTGACTGAAGCCAACTTGGCTGCCAGTGAAATCCCTCCAAACAAGATGAGTTCAGTGATCAATCCTGCTACAAAGAAGCCTTTTTCTAGAGGTGATCTATTTTTGCACAAGGTTCAAACTGGTTCACCATTTACCTTGGTCAGTGGCGGCGAAGTCATTGTGGATCCTTCAGAAGTCAATAGTGTAGCAGCTTGGATTGCAACTGGCCCAAAAAAAACCATAACCATGAACACCAAGGATGGTGGCACAGTCAAAAATACCGAGCTGTTGAAAACCGTGGAGTTTGGCAGCAAAGAAGCAGAAAACATCAGCATCAAACCCAGTCAGGTGTTCAACACAACAGACATTGAAATTCAAGACTTTGGCAACAGCATGAACACTGTGCTACAGGCTGGTGGTTTCCCAGCAGCAGAAATGTATGATCGCTTGGCCAACAATCCAGATTTACAAAAGCTAGGCAAGGTTGGTGATGCTGTGATATACATGGCTCGACAGGTCAATGACGGACAGATTCCGATGTTTCCGTCCAATCTATCAAAGGATGAAATCAAAGCAATTGAGTTGTACGCCAGCGAGTATCTTGGTGCGTTAGGACTGGTTCGCGGTACTGTTCCGTTTATTCGTGGTAGTAAGCAAGAGTTTGAAGAATTTGTGGGCGCTAATTTTGATGACTTGATCATGTACTTTCCCAAGGCCAGCAACAATCCCTTGGCCGACAGTTTTAGTGTGGTTAATGACGAAAACGGTCATGCGATTAAGATTTCCAGTAAGGCCGCGGGAACAGGTGCTCCGCCCAGTTTAGGCAGCATGAAGTTACCCAACGAAGTCAGAGAAAAATACCCCGATGCTGCCGAATTCTTGGATATTGCACAAGATGACACATTGGGACAGTTTACTCAGCCATTTGCCATGATGAACTATCTATACATGTTGAATTCCAACAAGGTTCCCAAGGCCTATCATCCTTTGATTCCGTTTACACCAGACTCGGTCGCCGAATACGAAAGAAGTTTTAAAACTGGCCAATCTTTACCTGCTAGTGTGATGAGACAGTTCAACCAGCAACTCAGTGACAAAGTCAAAGACGGCACTGCAACTGATGGCGGCAAAGCATGGTATGCTACCATTAGCGATGTGATGCGAGCTGTAAACACTGATCGTGCTGTGCCAGAATTGCGAGCGGCCTTGATTGAAAGTTTAGGCTACAACTTTGTGCAACTATACAGCAAAGTCAAAGGCGACCGACTGGTAACCGAAGCATTTTGGCCAGCCAAGATCAGCGGTCAGGTCAAGCTCAAGACCAAGGGTTCAGCAGGTGAAATCAAGGGTAAAATGAGTGTGGAGTTTTCACCCGGCGGGGAAGATATCACCGAGCCCGGCAACATGCCAGCAGGTCAAGCAGAGCCAGCAAAACTCGATACTGATGATTTGAATCAGGTGGGCAAGGAGCCTAGATTGACTGGCCCAGGCGCCAAAGCATCAAGGAAAGCCACACAGCCCGACTTTGACGAAAAGACGTTGGGACGTCGGAAAAAAGGTTAACGAGACAGTTGGCTGATATGGTCGCAAATGCCCAAACGCAAGGCATCGTCTGCACCTAAATAAACATCATGCGGTGGCAACAGGTGTTGCTTGATTTGGGCTTCATCTAACCCTGTACAATCTATGTAGTGCTGTACCATACGGGTTTGTGTTAGCTCAAACTCTTTAATTGTGGCCAACAGCTCGTGATGTTTGCCATCACTGCCCCAGGCATACTGGTGACTCATGATTGATGTATTGGGAGTGAGCGTTCTACGACCCGGTGTTCCTGCTAAAAAGATCAATAATCCAGCACTGGCAATCTGCCCCAGTCCCACAACTTTGATTGGAATGACAGAACTGCGCATGACATCAATCAAGGCAAATGCCGAACTCATGTCCCCACCTTCTGAGCAAATCATCAGCAAGAGTTCTTTGCGTTTTCTCTTGGTCACAAAGTTCTCGTGCAGGATCCATTCAATTATAGGTTTGATGTTGTCATTGTCAACCTCGCCCATGAAAACATACATACCGTTGTCGGCCAAGGCTTGGGTGTGAGTCTGCTCAATTGTTTGTGTGGTTTCAATGGTCATTTTAAAGTGGAGAAAGCGGTGTTTTTAGCACCGCTTTTATTTATACGCCGTTTTTGGGCTTATCTAACTACTGTTTGTCCTACTACAGCACCAGGTTTTTGTAGTGCTTCTGCCCTTTTTTGCCGATATTCAGCGTTGTCAACATCCAGCAGTTTAAGTTCTCCAGACGTTGTGGGTACAGTTACAGGGGTAACTTTGCTCTGGGGTTCAAGACTACGCTCAAGTGAGCGAGTATTTTCTTGCTCAATCTGCGCATCACGAGCTTCGGTTGCGTCCATGTTGCGTTCTGCGGCGCGACCGCGGATTTCTGCTTCACGTTGCAGACGTTGTTGATCACGACGTGTTTGCATTGTGTTGTTGGCGCCTGTAGGCAATCGCAATAGTACATAGACCTTGTAGTATTGCCCATCATGTGTGACTTGACTGTCTACTCGTTGAGCACCACTCAGCTCACCACGTGCATTTTTGCGTGTGACTTGCTGGTAGTTTTCAATTGTTGCACTGCCACGATCAGCTTTGAAGCTGTTGGTCTGTGTGGTAATTCTAGCATACATCTGCTCAACCAGTTTGCGCTCTGCAGCCATACGTGCTTTGTCGTAGGCCATTTGCTCATCCGTTGATGTTGCAGTGCCCACAGCAAAGGTCATGTCTGCGGTATCTTCGGGCAAGTTCACGAACCAAGCAGGAGCTCGTACCACTGTGCGAACTTGCCGTTCAGGCAAGGCATAAGGGTGTGGTGCAGGCGCCACTTGCGGTGCTATTTCAACCACACGGGTCACCGGAGCGGGAGCCACAGTTTCGGCTTTTTGTGCCGTTGTGCTTGCACATGCCACAAGGCTTGTGGCCACTGCTAGGACAGATAAACGTTTGATTAACATACAAAACCTTTCAGGTTAGTTACACGATACTTCTATTATACACAAATGATCAAAACTTGTCAACCACTACCCATTGATCCTTTTGGATTTGGCAAATTACGCCTTGGTAGGTGTAGACATCTTGATGTCGAAAAGTGCTATCCAAAAACCAGCGACAGCGAGCACCATTGTGCCAAAACTCTCGCGGAAAGTCTGGATGCGGACGAAATTGGTGCAGTCGTCCTACGCTGCCGGGATTGGTACTGCGAAGCAGTTCCAGATCGCGTTGGTCCGAACACACCATTACCTTTTCACTACGCACATGACTGGGCGCCACTTGTGTTCGAACTGAATCTTCGGCTCGCGACACAGCCACAGCACAGGCTTCACCACGTGGGCGATCGCCGGGCCAATCATAATGGCCTTGTGCCCAATACCAAGTGGCACCAACTCGTGCTTTAAAATTGACCATGCATCTACGGCCTCCGTCGGGTGCAGGAACAACATCTTCGCGAAGACCAGATCGTTCTTCAATGCGAACTGCACTGGCAGTCACGGTTCGATCCTGCAACACACACTCGGACGCCAGTACACTGGCAGGTATCAATGCGGCAATTAGCAGTCGTTTCATGGGCAATACCTCAAATTGTTGAGATGGTAGTTGATGTACTTGTTGGGATTGTTGAATGCCACATCATGATCACTGGTCCAAACAAAAGGATTCATGGCTCGCATGCGACTGCCAAATTGTTCGTTGGGTGTTTGGCGCATGGCTTGCAACATGGCCACCTGTTGATCTTTGATCCTACAATCAACTTGAAAGTGATTGAGATCTATTGTGGCCATGGGTATGCGTGTGACATCTGGATGAGTTGCACATCCACTAAACAGGCTGACAGTTATAACGCACATGCCACAAACGGTGGCGAATCTGCGAGCGTGTTTGTTCATAGTGCTTCTCACTTTCAAATGCTTGACGAGGAACTCGGGCTTGTGTTTCTAACCAACTGATGATTGCCTGCCGGTTGGCACAGTCATTGGGCATGGCCGCAACAGAAGGTGGCGGTGTGTAAGATTGCGAAGCGCAACCCACCAACAACGACAGCAATAGAGGTGCAATAAGTTTCATTCTTGTTGCTCGCGATTCTTGTGTTTGGGTCTGCGCCGATACTCGGTCTTTGGCCGCTCCACACGACCGCGGAACGGCAAGTCCTGATCAAACAGGGCACGATGTCGACGCTCTCGGGGAGCCTGCAAAACAAAATGGATTGGCTTCATAATGCAGTAATTATAGCAGATGACGAATTATTGGTCAAGAGAAAGCCCCAAAATCTGGGGCTGTCAAAAAGTAGTACTAGAGTATTACTTTGATTTAGATGACTGGGCGGTGTAAGCCTTCATGATTCCTTCGCCAAATTTCACATAGTCAAATTTGGTAGCTTCTTGCACAGCTTTGACAGTTTCGCTGGCAACAGTGGTTGCGGCGTCTGTGGTAGCCTTGATGGCTTTTTTGGTGTAGTCGGCTTGGTTGTCAACGAATTTGATCATTGCGTCTTTCATGGCCTCATTGGTCACAAAAGTGTTGACCCAAGTTTTTTTACCGGTTTGAACGGTGTCGATGAATGCGTCTGCTGTAAACATGTGTTTCTCCTATTAAGCGAGTTTACTATAGGACCCGGCCTATCCAGCGTCCTATGTACTATTATATATGACAATCTTGTTGCAATGCAATATAAAACGGTGGTTTTTCCTAGTGAATGGTCACTAAATTGTTAAATACAACATAGGAGAACATTATGTTTCAAAAAATTAAAGAATTCTTTTTTGGCAAACCAACAGCAGTGGAGACCAAGGCACCTTACAAAATTGAAACGCCAGGTACCGATTGGCCGTTTCCCAAACCAATCGAAACAGCATCGGAACCAGCTTCAGTGGTAGCACCTGTGCCTATTAAAAAACCAAGAGCACCTGCTAAACCCAAAACAACCCCAGCTGCCAAACCCACAACGGCTCGACCAACACGAACACGAAAAACTCCTGCAAAATAAATCAGCCCCGAAAGGGGCTTTTTTATTAAATAAACTATGACAGAACTAATCGCAACACTGGCAATGACACACATTACTATCGTTTGTGTCACGTTGTATTTGCATCGTGGCCAAGCACATCGAGGCATAGAATTTCATCCCATACTTGAACACTTTATGCGAGCCTGGTTATGGTTGACCACAGGCATGGTAACCAAACAGTGGGTGGCCATACATCGCAAACATCATAGATTTAGCGATGCGGATGGAGATCCACACTCACCACATGTGTATGGAATCAAAAGAGTGTTTTTTAAAGGAGCAGGGTTATATCATGAAGCATCAAAAGATACGGATATGGTTAATACATATGGTGTTGGTACTCCTGCTGATTGGATGGAGCTTCACGTATACCAGCCTCACTCTAGACTTGGCATTGGCATTCTCTTTATGCTAGATGTCTTGATATTTGGTTGGTGGGGAGTGTTGATTTGGGGCATTCAGATGCTGTGGATTCCTTTCTGGGCAGCTGGAGTCATCAACGGTGTAGGACATTGGATAGGATATCGTAATGGCAAAACTAAAGATCATAGTCGCAATATTAGCCCTTGGGGTATTGTTATTGGTGGCGAAGAGTTGCACAACAACCACCACCTGGAACCAGCGAGTGCCCGCCTCTCTAAAAAGTGGTGGGAGTTTGACATAGGCTGGATGTGGCTCAGCCTGTTTAGACTGTTAAGGCTTGCTCGGCTTCGTGTGCATTAACTGATCTACAAAGTCCAACAACAGGGTATGGTGTTGTCCTCTGTGATATCGACCACGCATCCATGAGTAACTGTCGTACCAGAATTGTTCACTTTCAGGATGACATCCTATTAGGCCAATGTTGTTTTGTATAATTGCCATGGCGTCGCCATTCATGTACGTGGCCAGAGTCTTGAACTTGGTACGGTCTCCCACCAGCGCACACCCATCATAAAAAAACATCTTCCAAGGCTCAACACTTCCATAACGATCTTGCCATAACACAGGCAAGTTTTTGGCATGTGGTCTGCGTGTGTCTGTTCCCGGGCGGCGGATATATTGTACTGCATCTACCCCATCCAAGATGTCAAGATATGCGCTTCCTGCCCAGTATGCGCCCATGCAGATTCCTAGATACCGGCCACCACCGTCAACAAATTGCCTCACACGTTCGGCACTGTGTTTGAACAGCCCGTCAAAGGTGTCTGCGTCACCAATACCGCCGGGCACAGCAACCATGTCTACATCTTCAAAAAATGTGTCTTCCAGCTGATTGCGCCCGAATATTTTGAACTTGTAGTGATCGCCCAGGGCTCGCATGAGCCCATTACCGCTTTGTACACTACACTTGGGGTCGTGCAGGAATAGGGCTATGGTGGGTTTCATGCCTTATTTAGTGGGGGCTTTTTGACAGTTTTCTTACGGGTTTTTGGACCCAGCGACTTGGACTCTTCTAGTGCCCGATCAGTAGCAGGACTAGTTCTATGCGGAGCAGAGGCAGGCGGGGCTGGGGGATAACGGTGTGGAATTCGTTTGAACCAACTCATATAGATATTTAAGCCTGTGCGCAAATCATTAAACACAGACAAAAAAATACCCCAAAAATTTTGGGGTACCTGCTGGTTACGAGTTCCAGCGCCACTCTATCGTTGTGGTCGATTTAATTCAATCCTAGACGTTTCCAGTCTGAACGAATCTTGGTTTTGACTGCCGCCGGCAATGTAACATAATCTAGGTCATCAGCCATTTTGTCACCGTTGGTAAATGCCCAATCAAAAAATGTCAACGCTGCTTTGAGATCTTCAGGTTTTTCTGGCTTGAGATGTACCAGAACAAATGTAGCACCACTAATGGGCCAAGCATCGCGACCCTTTTGATCTGTTAAGATTTGAAAGTAGGTGCGATTCCAATCAGCATTAGCGGCGGCTGCCTTAAAAGCATCTTCAGTAGGTGCTACCCAAGTACCAGCTGAGTTTTGTACGCTGACCCAGTTCATTTTGGTTTGTGTAACGTATGCATATTCAACATAACCCAGGGATCCTGGCAGTTGTCGAACCATGGCGGCAACACCTTCGTTGCCTTTACCGCCGGCGCCCACCTTCCAGTTAACTGCTGTGCCTTCGCCTATGGTGGCTTTGAACTCTGGGCTGACCTTGCTGAGATAGTTGGTCCAAATAAATGTGGTGCCTGACCCGTCGGCTCTGCGAACTACTGTAATTTCTTGATCTGGCAGTTTGAGCGTGGGATTTAATGCTGTGATTGCAGGATCGTTCCACTTTTTAATTTTGCCCAAGAAGATATCGGCTATCACCGGGCCAGTCAAACGCATGGAACCAGGCTCAATACCTTTTATGTTGATAACAGGCACCACACCGCCAATACATGTGGGGAATTGAAACACACCCAGGGCGGCCAATCGGTCATCTGTAAGCGGCATATCACTAGCACCAAATGTCACTGTTCGTGCTTCAGTCATTCTAATACCGGCGCCCGAACCCACACTCTGATAGTTGATACGAATGCCAGTGGCTTTGTGATAGGCTTCTGCCCACTTTGAATAGAGAGGAGCTGGGAATGTTGCTCCACCACCGTTGATGGTCGACTGTGCTTGTGCTGTAACCACTGTGAAAGCGGCCAGTAATGTCAGTAAGTGTTTGAACATGATTTCTCCTTTGTAGTTCACAAGTATTTAGGCCAAATCATGTTACAATTTTGTTACAAAATCATGCGTAGCAAACCCACAGTATCGATGCTGACTAAAAGAATGTAGTTGGCCAACATACCAAACGATTTACGAGTCCAAGCAGCCCAAGCGTACATAGCACAACCAGCAATCCAAATAGGGTAAAGTACAACGAGAGGGGGATTAGGTACAGTGGCAGCCATCGTAATACTGCACCCAATAGACACAGCCCAAGCCAGTACTTCCACGACGAACCTAAACGGGTTAGTTCTGTAGTCACTGCGTATCCAATCAAAGATGTTGAGAAGTATATTGTTCATAAAGTTGTTCACTTGCCAAGTTCTTGCCCTTGGCTTCTACTTGTATATCGAACTGGTCACTAAAGCCCAAGACCCAGTCGTTTACAGCTGAGTTCCAACAGAAGTCACTGTGTGCTCGGAGCTTCTGCTTTTTAAAACCTCTAGCAAGAAGTTCAGCAAGGTCTGGTCGAACTGTTCGAACATGGTCGACCAAAATGTCCTCGCGACTAGTACTAAAATGCATTGCAGGACGAACACCGCGCCAGCTGTCAATAACCCGACTTGTACGAACGTCCTGCGGTTCGATGTATTCGCCGGTGTTGATCCAGTGGTGGTGTACGTCCAACACAAGAGCCACATGCTGAGCCACAGCCAAAGTAGTGTCCAATCCATTTGTCATCTCATCATTTTCGATAGTTATGAGGTTGCGAGCCTCGGGACTCAATCGCTTGAGTGTTTGCAAAAACTTAGCAGGGCCGCCTTTGCCTGACAAGTGTACGTTGATCTTGAATCCATGATCATGCCAGGTCTCGCCGTAGCCCATCCACCGTGCCATATCAGCATGGTATTCAAACTCGAGGATGGATCGTTCCACAATCTCATCACTCTCACTTGCTAGTACACAAAATTGCCCTGGATGGAAGGAAAGCCGAACGCCAAGCCTCCGAGCAGTATCGCCCACCGGTTTAAAAATTTGTTCGCAGTGATCTTGAATTTCACGTCGTTGCCACCAGTCAATCCAATCTTTCTCAGTGTAGCCTTGTAGCATCTCACTGCCTAGACGCACCATGCGCCGTTCAGGAGGCAATGTGCCCACACGCTCAATCATCTTCACAGCCGCTGACGCATTGTGATTCATAATGTCCCACTGACGCTGTTCAGCTTCGTCCTTGTGCTCACGAAGCCAGCGCATGGTAGTGGAACGCCCGTTTAGATCACGGTCTTTGGCATTGACTTTCATACCACCACATTCCGTGGGATCATTGAGCCATTTGCAACAAAAGCCGATACGAGGAGTAATAGGTGTAGTCATGCTGTAATTATACAGCATTTTTGAATATTAGTCAACCGCGTTCTAGGTCTAGTGTAACACAATGGAAACCACCGCCCAAAGTGCGTGAATGGCGTAATTCCAAAGGTATCACTTCAAATTGGTAACTTCGGAGTGTTCGAATTAATTCAGTTTGATTCTTGTCGCAGATGACCGTGTGTGGATCAACTACCAACATGTTCATTGCTATCCATTTTGATGCATATGGGTACTCGTGAAAACCTTGTGCCACCACTTCGTTTACCCAAACCTTGTGCCAACCATCAAACACTTGTGGTACCGTATCAAAGTTCACACGCGAACTGTTGAGTAACACCAGGCCTTCACGCAAGGGCACAATGGTAGAATCAATATGTACCCCTGCATAAAAATTGCACAATTCAATTTTGACATCTGGGAACACATCACACAACCAATTGTAGGCTTTGCGGTTACCTGATGCGGATTCTAAAAACAACATCTGATCGCCCAGTCTGCATACGTTGGCTGCATCCAATACAAATCCTTCATGTCTGGGCATGAAGTGGTAGTGTTCTGCTTCGTCCACAATGTCATGATAGCATTGCAGTTCCATATCTCTACAAGGATACATCATGGCAGGGTTCACAATGCTGTTGCCGTACACCAACAAACGATCACGCGGGCAGTAGTTGTACATGCCATCGTGGACTTGGAAGTTGAGTGGATCCGGACGTAACACTTCTACGCCCAGGCTCATCAGAGTCGTTGCCAGACCATCCAAGTCTTCGTTTGCTTCATCTATGATTCGTTGTGGAACAGGCCCGCGAGGAACAGGTGTTTCTTTCCAGGTGGTCTTTTCACTCTCTTTGGAGAATACAGGATCCAGTACAGGCCAGTTGGCATGAGTAGCATCTCCTACTACTATGCGTTTTAGTGGACTCCACTCGTCGCGACTGTTGATCATACCCATCCTGTGATTTGTAATGTGTACCTTGGTTCTAGCCCAAGATTGGCAGCCAAGTGTGGCGCATCGTACTGCCACTCAACTACATCTCCTGCTCGCCAATTGACCTTGGCATCGTTGTTGCCTTCAAAATAGTGTCCGGGTTTCCAGTCTTCTAGGAACACAATGGCTCTGCGTATGCGTTGTTCTTGCCCCCGGAGATTGAACAGGTCAACATAGCGAAGATACAAGTCACCGTGAGTTGGAAGAATAGTACCTGTGCCCATTCTATAGTAACTGGTACCAATGTCTTTCCAACCCAGTTCACTATAGATATTGACAAACTGCTGATTCCAACTTGGTTGTGGACTGCGCATGTCGCACATGTCCCCGGTGAATCGGTTGGCATAACCCTGAGCTGTCCAACGCTCCAGGCTTTCCGCGTCATTGAATTCTTCGTTGACGTAGTTGAGTTGCTTAAACTCGTCATCCCAAAACTTGGGAATATGATATTTAAGAATTTCGTGTGTTGCCATAATGTACCACAGTCAAATTCTCAATCTGTGGAAGTTTACGCCATGGATCAACCACTACACTACCATGTGGGATTGGGCAATACGGCAACGTGTCAGGTTGATCACCGGTGTACTCATAAGTGATCTTGCGATTGTGTGCCCACAATATCACCGCAGGACCTGCCAGTTCTGTAATAACTTCTGCAGGATCATCTGCCAGGGGATCAAGGTATCTTACGCCAAAGCCTGCTTGTTTAACATAGTGTCCTACTAGAGTAGAGTATGATCCAATACAATATTCAACATCGGGCTTGTAGGCTTTGCCATGAATCACAATGCTCATGCCATGTTGTTTAGCCTGTTCAACTAGAAACATGGCAAGGTTCTTGGCTTGAATTTCTCGAGCATGCATCACTGTGTCAAACAAGTCGTAGCCAATGTCATATTCTTTGGCCAACCAACGCAAGGCAATGTTGTCACGTGGATGGCAAGCGCCTGCATCGCCCATACCTGCGGTCATGTACTTGGGGCCCATGATACGCATGGTCGAGCGTGCCAAGGCATCTGTAACCACGTCAACATTGATGTTGCCAATGCGCAGTGCAAAGTCTTGAATCATGTTCACAAGACCAACTTTTGCGCTAATGAATGTGTTGTAGAAAATCTTCATTGCTTCACATTCGTCCCAGGTGCCAATCTCATAGCGAGGATCGTTTACCATCATGGTCTTGTACAAATCGATCAACTCGCCTGCTAGTGCATTGGGGTTGCCATCCTCTGTACCAATCATGACCATCTCAGGGTTGACCATGTCCCACTTCACACTGCCCATGGCAATTAGATAAGGGTTGTACAAGAACTGATGACTCTTGTCTAGCAGTGGATAAAACTTGCGGCGTGTGGTGCCGGGTAATACTGTGGAGATCAACACAACTTTCTTGGGTGACTTTGCGTACTTGTTGACATTGTTGATTGCACTGATCACAGCGTCATGTCCAAAGTCACGTGGTTCCATGTGTGAGCTGGGCACCGAGCCATCGTAGCCTTCAGCATGTGGAGTGGGTACTGCAATAAAAATCCATTCGCTTTCATTGACCAATTCATCAATATCGCAAACTTTTACCGAGTCGCTGGTACGCGGGTAAATATCGTAACCTCTGACTTCGTGCTTCTCTGCCATAACTTCCGCGCAGTCGAGTCCCAGTTTGCCGATACCAATAAATCCAATTTTCTTCATATGAGTGTTCCTTTAGATAGATTATACAACTTTTTGCACGATGTTTGCAACCATCGCGATCTAATAATTTATCGCTTTTTCCCACATGGCTCAAGAAAAATAACCGACCTTACGGTGTTTTTAACCAATGGTCTTATTGATGGTTCGGACCAGTCATGGGAAACAAGATATCAATATGCCCGTCAAAATATCTTGTTTATGCATGATCAAGAACCGTTGAATTTTGATCTTTATTCGTCACCTGATGTGTTTGAATCAGTGCATCCTAATTTTCAGATCATTCAAGACCAAGATGAATTTATTACTGGCATGGTCAAATCACTAGTGGGAAAAATAATACATCATCTCAATTTCAAAATTATCTTTGGGTTTTTACTGTATCAGATTCCAGTTTTGTTAATACATTCTGAACAACGATCATCTAATTTACAAAAATATCAAGATATAGATTTTATAGGAGTATACTGGTGGTGTCACGGTGTGATTGCTAGAGATTGGTTTAGATATGCACAACATGATGTATTGCTATCAAAACGAACGCCACAAAAAGACTTTTTGATATACAATCGTGCTTGGTCAGGTACTAGAGAATATAGATTAAAATTTGCCGAACTTGTGGTCGAACATGACCTGTATTCGCATTGCAAGATGGGATTTAACAGTCAAGATTCAACTGATTATCGTCAACATCAATTTCAAAATAAAAAATTTCAAATCCAACGTCAAGACCTTGAGCAATATTTTTTCCACAACACTAGTGACAGTCTATCTAGTGCTGATTACTTTACACACGACTATCAAACTACCAATCTAGAAGTTGTACTAGAAACTTTGTTTGATGATGATAGATTACATCTTACAGAAAAAACACTTAGACCAATTGCTTGCGGGCATCCGTTTATTTTGGTGGCCACGCAAGGTAGTCTGGAATATCTTCGCGGTTATGGGTTCAAAACTTTTCATAACATAATCGACGAAACGTATGACACCATTGCTGACCCATTGGAAAGATTGCAGGCTATTCTGTCAGAGATGAAGCGTATTGCAACATTACCACATGATGCTAAACAACAAGTTTATGATTCATTGAGATTGATTGCTAACTATAACCAACAGAGATTTTTTTCAACGGAATGGCACAATCAGTTGATCAATGAATTTAAACAGAATTTTGATGGTGCTATAGACGCTCGCAACAAACGTATGCAAAGTTTACTTACTTTGCCTAACAGTGAATCCATCCCAGTCGTCTGACGGCGGATTTTCTTTCAAGTGCATCACACGACTCAATAGATTGGTGTAGAATGTGTCAAGCTCACCATTCCAACGTCCCATGAGTCCTTCTATTGCATGTTCGCAATAGTTCCATTGCCGTTCTCGATAGAACTTTACAAGATCAGCATGTATTTTTTTATAGTCTTCCAGCGTGGCAAATTCTGACAGGGGTATGGTTTCTACCACACAATATGCTGTTCGTAACTCGTCCTTGGGTGTGCGAAATGTGTCTAGTTCTAATATTGTAAAACTGTCCGGAATCTCTTTGATGGCGTCGCCAAATATTATGTTCATGTTATTTCCTTTTAAATATGTATCATGAGTTTTGCATTTGATTTAATTTCAGACCTACACGTAGAAACCTGGGATCAACTGGATTGGCATCATCAGGCCACCAGCCCAGTGTGCGTAGTTGCTGGGGATATTGCCCGGGATCGCGACACTGTCACACGTACCCTTAGACATCTTGGACGATGCTATCAGGCTGTGTTTTACATTGACGGGAATGACGAGCATTATAATTATCTTGAAGATCTTGGTTCCAGTTACAGCGATCTTGTGCGGCGTATCAAACGCATACCCAATATAGTGTACTTACAAGACAACGTGGTAATTGTTGATGGAGTTGCTATTCTAGGTACCAATGGCTGGTTTGGATTTGATTTTGATCTAGGAATTGATCCTGATCAAGTGGATCAATGGGTGCAAGAAAAATACAACATGAGCGCCGCAGCCACCAAAAACATAGCAAGACTCAGTAACAACGATGCTAGTTACATGATTAACAGTGTGCAAAAACTGCAACGGCATGCAGATGTTCGAAAGATTGTGATGGTCACTCATACTGTGCCCGATCCAGCCCTGATTGCTCATGACATCGATCTAGACGGTAGCATGAAATTCAATACCATGGGCAACAGACTCATGATGCAGGCCATGGCAGCCGACACCGAAAACAAGATTCATACTTGGTGTTTTGGACACTACCATGGATCAGTAGACCAAACACGGTCGGGTATTCGATTTGTCAACAACTGTCGTGGACGACAACATACCAAATATTCACGGCATGTGTACTATCCACAACGCATTGTGATTGATTTTTAACCAACAGGTTCTGGTTCTAGTTTGATTTGCAGTGGATAACTTTGTGCTCGTGCCAGCATGGTCACTTCCACACCTTTTTGTTCAGCAATCTCGTATGGCAGCACTGCTACCACAGCTGATCCCGCATCATGGATGTCTATTGTGATTTGTTCTGCGGTTTCTGCGGTGTAGTCAAAGTATTCAATCAAAGTCTCTACCACAAATTCATACGTGGTTTGATTGTCATTGAGATAGACCACACGGTACAAGGGCGGCTCTTGCACAGATTCTAAGGGTTTGATTCTAGTTTTAGTTTCGCTTTGTGCCATTTTGTTTCCTTGTTAGCAGTAGGGACACCGCGTCCCTACTGTATTTACACTATTATATTAGGAAGTGTATGTGATAGCAATAGTCTTTGGCTTGGCTTCTTCGGGCACTTCACGTCGCAAGTGAACGCTGAGAATACCTAGTTCAAGGTGAGCATTACTAATTTCCACATGATCCGCAAGTTGGAATTCTCTGCGGAAACTTCTTTCACTAATACCTTTGTGCAAATATTTTGCAGTGGCATCGTCATTCTCCACAGTTTCACGACTGTGCTTGCCTTCAATAATCAAGAAGTTTTTGTCCTTGGTCACAGTAAGGTTGTCATGCCCAAAACCGGCCACAGCCACACTGATCATGTACTCGTCGTCATTGATTTGTACAATATCGTAGGGCGGGTAGTTGGTTGAGGATTGTTGAGTACTCACACGCATGAGTTCATCAAACATGTTATCGAAACCGATACCAAATTTGGTGAGTGCGGGAATGTCGAAACTACGAAGGGTGAGAGTTTTTGTCATTTGTTTTCTCCTTTATAAGCAAGATGACTTAGATGTAGCCCCACTATGGGCACTACACAGTTATTTATTATACACGAAAACCCATTATCAATAAAGTTTTTTGGGCAAAGCCTGTTCGGCTAGTTTTTTGCGCCAACGATTTTGCGCCGCTGACTTTTTGCGTTTGCGTTCTGTAGTGGGTTTTTCGTAAAACTCTTTGGCTCGAACATCATCTAAGATGCCCGATGTTTGAATTTTCTTTTTGAATTTACGTAGAGCTTTGTCTACGTTACCATCTGTGACCAGTACTGATCTACCCCTTAGCTTTTCCATTTGCTTCCTTTAGTTCTGTAGGGGTATTTACCTGATCTGCATCAATAAACACGCGGTTTACTCCTTCCCTACGATAACGGGCCAAATAAAACATATGGGGGAGTAACACACGTTCTAGCTCTGAGTGCAAACCCCTAGCACCAGTTTTGTTTAGAATAGTGCGATCTGCAATCATTTCCAAGGCTTCTGCACTGAATTCTAGTTCTACTTTGTCTTGTTCAAACAACCAAGAGTATTGTGCAATGTAACTGTGTTTGACATCCAGCAAGATACGGATCAAATCTTCTTTGTTGAGTTCGTTGAGTGCTACCCAGCTAGGGAAACGACCCACAAACTCTGGAATCATACCAAACTTGATCAAGTCTTCTGGTGTGACTTGGTCTAGGTGTGTTTCTGTGTCGTCTTTTACTTTTGCACTGAAACCAATCGAAGTTCCACGCACACGATTTTTTACCACTGCATCAAGACCCACGAACGCACCACCAGCAATAAACAAGATGTTAGTGGTATCAATCTCAATCATGTCACCTGAAGGATGCTTGCGATTTCCTGTGGGAGTGACTCTGCACTTGGTGCCTTCTACCAGTTTAAGCAAGGCCTGTTGTACACCTTCTCCTGACACATCTCGTGTGATTGAAGCACTTTCACTGCGGCGACTGATTTTGTCAATTTCGTCAATGAACACAATGCCGCGCTGTGTTTTGGCGATGTCACCGCCCGATGCGGCAAACAATCTAGAGATCAAGCTCTCAACGTCGTCGCCTACATAACCTGCTTCAGTAAGACTTGTGGCATCGGCAATCACGAACGGTACATCCAAGTAACGTGCTACACTACGTGCCAACAATGTTTTGCCCGACCCCGTTGGGCCAAGCATGAGAATGTTACACTTTTCAATCTCAGTATCAGTTCCCGGATTACTAATGCGTTTGTAATGATTTACCACTGCCACGCTCAGTACCTGTTTGGCACGATCCTGGCCAATCACATACTGATCTAGATGATTTTTTATGTGTTCAGGGTCCATCACAACAGGAGGGCTGACTGTGCCGGCAAAATTTTCATCTTTCAGCAAAGTTTCACATAGTTCCACACACTCATTGCATATGGCAACACCTTCACCTACAATAAGTTTAGCCACTGCATCTTTGTGTTTTCCACAAAAACTGCAGGATGTGATTTGATCATTTGATTTCATGTGTTTGTATTTGTATTTGATTGTAAACGTTGGGACACTTGCTCACGCTCGATTTCACTCAATAGTTCAGCATCATATTCGCCAGATGCAATGCGCTCTATCAAGTGATCAATATAAGCAATATCGTAAGTATAACTGTCTGTTAGATTTTTGTCAACTTCTATCCAGTCTTTACCATTGTACTTATAGACCACTGTGGGCAGGCGGTCAACTCTTACAAAGGTATCGCCACGTTCGGCATGTGGTGGAAACTGTGTGCCAAACCCACTGTTTATTTCTTTTCTTGATTCATTGTCAGCCAACAAGCCCATCCAAGGTAATTCAGCAATTTCTCCCCGCATCAATTTGAAACGTTGGTTCTTCAAGGTATCGTCGGGGTTGGCAGCTTTCCATTGTCTAATGGCAGCTTTGAGTGCATCATCCTCTTCATCTTCGTGATCCGCCGCCTCCAGCGCCGCTATTTCGTCAGGAGTAAATGGGCGTGTTTCTATACCAGGAGGTTCTGCAACAATGTTCATGGCCGCTTGGTCATTGTCAGACTGAGCCGGCATGGGTTTGACGTCTTTGAAGAACATGGCCGCGCCAGCCTGTAGATAAGGAAACTTGTCAAACATCCAGCCTGGTGGGTGCGGGTCTGTTTTAAGCACTTCAACAGATTTGTTGAGTTGATCAACTTGTTGGTCAGTTAAAGGACCATCGTCGGCCTCGTACTTGGGCTCGTCGTGTACAAAACCTCCGGTGCCTTGTCGTGCCCATTCAAACTGTTTGTTGGCGGCTAGAATTAAGGTTAGTGCTAGTGGATCAAACACCAGCACAATCATTATGATCATCCAACGCACCGCACGTTCTAGCAGATTGTTGTCAGGGTTGTCTCCGTACAGCAAGGCCGCAATGTATTTTATCGGTCCAACTTCTGCTTCAACCTTACGAACCTCGGCAGCGATTGGCGCACGTTCTTCGCTAACGGCGGCAATTGTTTTCTGTTCGGCCGCGATCTCGGATTGAAGTCTTGCACGTTCTTTTTGCTGTGCTCGTCGGATTGCAACAGCTTTGTCGGCACCTTTTTCATCACTGCTTCGACCCATAACTTGGTCCACAGCTTCATCCATCTGTCTAAGCGCCTTCCGGTTCGCATCTATATTGTCCTTTGCTGTCTTGATCTTTTCGTCATAGATGGCAATTTTACTTTGTACATCGCCCGACACTAAACTTTGATCACTGTGTGCTTTTGATAGATATCCAAAAATACCCATACTAGTCAAGATCATGAGAAACGCCACAGCAGGCACAAGATAAAACTTGAATGCCCAACCAGCACGTCGCCAATTGTTGTGCAACCACACTGTGGCTGCAATCTTGCCCAGTTCCAGGCTGCCACCCATGATGATAACCGGAATGGTCGCCGCAGAAAATATGGCCACCAATCCGGCTACTGAGTAATAAGCAGCCACCATGCTTAACAACAATGCGGTGGCGAGAATAGCAAATCCAAATATCATAGAGTATTATTTACCGGGTGGTTGCACCTGTCTAACAGCATGTTTAATGGCTATCCAGGTACCGAACTTGGGATCTGGCACTTCAAACCACACACGTTCTGCGTGACCATCCACTCGCCAGAGACTGGCGTGTTCTAGTCGTCGTTTGACATGTGCCTGACTACGCCAGTTTTTGCCGAACTGTGCTCGTGCTTCACGCATGATGGCATACCATGTGTCAATATCACTCAGTTCGAAATATAATTTGTGCATGGGCAAAGCCGTTGTTTTAAGAGAGTCAAGGGATGGAAGCATGGAATCAGAGGCTTCTATTTTAACAGACATTTAACGTTCCTTTCACTGTGAATTCCAACTGAAGCATACACCGGGTACCAGCCGGTTTTGACCCGTTGCCGGGTCTTGGACAGTGTCTCAACCTCGTGGGCATTACATCTACCTGCCACGGCTATGTCGGGCCCGGGCGTTCAATCACCCCGCTCATGCCATTAGATCGCCACCTATCTCCTTGCCCATGCACACTTGCATTATACACAAGGAGTGGTGGCGATGTCAACTTATTGTTGTTCTAAATCTAGTGGACCATGGAACCAAGTTTCTGTGTCGTCGTTTGACCAACCTTCTTCTTCCCAGGCACTATAAGAATCTTCATCCCAGAGTTCGTCCATACGCTCTTGTTCTTCTTCGCTCATGTCGTCCGGATATTCAACATCACAGTAATGTCCATCATCCAAGTTGTCAAGTTCGAAGTCATAATCAGTAGCAAATACTTCAAGGCCATCCGGATTCTCTAAATCAATATCAGGCCGTTCATCACTTTCGCAATAGACTGTGCCCCAACGAAAACCAGTAGTGCGTTTGATTATTTTTCCGTCTTTGTACCAAAATTCAATTTCTTCAACGTTTTTCTTTTCAGCAGTTGTTAATACCCATGTTGCCATATTAGTTCTCCTCTTTCGACAGTTCGTCAAATTCTACAACAAGTTTATCAAAGTCTTCTCGAATTTCTAGTTCTTCAGGATCAAAAGAGATGCCTTGCCATTCTTTGATTTTGAGTTCTTCAGTGTCGCTAACGTCCTCTTGCCAGGAACTAATCCAACGTGTACCGGTCCACTTGGCATGATGTGTATAACCACTTTTGCCTGGTACTCTGATCATGTACACGCCTTCACGCACAGGCTTGATCTTCTTGGGAAACCATTCAGTCATTGGATATTCAATATCATCCATGGTGCAATATTTTTGCCAGGTGTTGGAATCCTTAACCAGGTAGAAACCAAAATCACTACTTTTGCCGTTGGTGTCACCTCCCCAGTTGTCGATCTGTTCGCCATCATATTTGACGTTGGTGATAATGTCGTTGCCGTCAATCTCGTCATAGCCCATTTCAAGTTTGGCAACGTCAAATGGTTGGGTTAGTGGAAGTTCACCTTCAAAGAAAGTGCCCTTCTCGTTGCTGATGCCAAAGAACACTACTGTGCCCACCGGCTTCATACCAATCCAGTATTCCTCGCCACCGCCCCATTCGGGTTCAGGTGGATCACCATCTGCACCCATGCCTGAGATGTCTTCCAGTCTCTTTTCGTAAACAATTTGATCTTGTTCGTCCATGATTTGAATTGTGCCAGCATTGCGGTCAACCCCGTGTTCATGGCAAATGTCATCACAGTCATAGTAACTGCCTGGTGAGAACGGCCACATTTCTTCGGGAATGTTGTTTTCCTCTGCATAGTCCGAGTCCCAAGCAAAGTCACTTAGGCTCAGTCTACGATAGCGAAAGTAATCATAGATCTTGCGATCCACTGTGCCCATGATGTACTCACCACCATAGCCCCACAATTGAATCTTGTAGGTGCGTGGTGTAAACTTGAGTACTTCAATCAATTTGTTTTGTTCGTCAATTGTGGCCATGCTAGTCCTCTACTAAAAAATAACCCGAAACTGGGTAGTGTTCTTGCAACCATTCCAACAGGCCTGGCTCCCAGGGCAATTGTATTTCAAGATTCCTGGATGAGATGTACATTAGTCGTCTTTGTTGTTCATAATTCCAAACAACTGGAGCAAGTGAATAAAGATATTGATAAAGTCCAGGTACAAACTCAGTGCTCCAGACACTTCATCACCATAGGTGCTATCTTCACGTGATACTCTTTCACGAATGGTTTGAGTGTCGTAGGCCGTGAGTGCCAAAAACACCAAGATTGCAATTGCGGAGATCACCATCTGCATCACGGTGCTGCCAATAAAGATATTAACTATACTGGCAATGCAGATGGCGATCAAAGCGACAAAGGCATACTTGCCTACTGAATCAAGACTTTGTTTGGTAAAATAACCATACCCACTCATGGTGCCAAAAAGCACAGCCGCACCCATGAAGGCAGTAAAGATCGATCCCATGGTGTAGATCACAAAGATCATTGCAAAGCTCAGACCCATCAAGGCCGCAAAGCCGTGTAGAGCCGCCATGGCCACCGGAGGTGTTGGGTTACTGGCCAGTACAGGTGCAACCACAAACACTGCCGCAAGTGGTGCAAAGATCACTACCCACTTCATGATGCCGGTAAAGAAAAACTCAACCAGTTCTGGGTTCATGCCCACAAACATGCTCACAAGCATGCTGGTTAGCACAGCCAGCGCCATATGGCCATATACTCGGCCCATGGCCTGGTTTACGCCTGCGGCGTCTCGATAACTGTCAACTGTTGTTGCATACATTATGCATTCTCCTTCTTGGTTAATTCGCATACCAACAGGAATTGTTCGTATGCACTTTTTACACTTTCGTGTTGCATTAATTTATCTGCTTCTGCTTGCAATGCTTTCAATCCTGCTTCGGCAATATCTCTGGCACTACTGATTTGCAATGTGGCTAATTCACTACCAAACTCTTTGGCCAACTTTTCCCAGGCTTGCTTTTGTCCTGGGGTAATAGTGGTTTTTTGTGGTCGCAGTTCGCTGGCCTTGCGAATGGCTTCGCTCATTGCATCCTCAGCAACACGCCCAGCGGCAATCAAGGCCGCATAGTTAGGGTTGATGTTGTAGCGTTTGCTTTGTCCACCAGGATAGCACATCACAAGATGTGCGCCTTTTGGCATGGCATCAAACATGTCATAGTCATTTTCAGCGACAGGCACGTACCTGCGACCACGTTTTTCGTAGTAGATTTTTTTCACTTTTGTTCCACTTTCTTTTCAATGGGTGGTGGAAAGTGCGGCTCAATCACATAGTGTGTGGCACTCCACCAACCAAATGCTGAGATAAAACCGTACAAAAATATCTCAAGTACCATCGTCTTTTATTCCTAATGTTCCTGGACTGTGATCTAGTGTTGCACTAAATTCGTCTTCATACAAGTATGCATCTTCATCATCAATTACCACAGTCAAATCGCAATGACGCAACAGGTAATCTGTAAAGTTGTGATCAGCATCATACACCCGAAAATAATAGGTGCCGTCAAGGCTGTCGATAATGTGACCACGCAGGCCTTTTGCTGATTTTGTTGTCATTCGTATTGTTTGATCACTAGGTTCAATGCTTCGATTATGCGGATGTTGTTGCCAACGTCTTCAGGATGCAACCAATAGCCGTTGGGATTGTCTTCAGTTTTGGGATTCTTTTTCCAGTCACTGAGCTCTTTCTTGAGATAGCCACGGAACTCTTTCAAGTTAAGCAAAGTAATGCGATCAGCGGCGTCGCCGTCCAGGGTGATGGGTCCAACTCGTTTACTCATTGTGTGCTTTCAGTGGGGTGCCTCGAAGGCCAGATACCAGTTGGAATTTGTTCCAAGCGTCTTTTACAGTGGGCGAGTTTTCTAGGTCGCTGTCTGATACCACAGTTTCTAACCAGTAGTACGGCAGGCGTCGGGGGTGAGCACCGAACTTGCGGGGCTGGTGGAACTTGCCTTGATTCCATAATTCAATACTGACATCACGGAAATCTTGTTCCGTGTAATCAGTATCGCCCCATTCCATATTTGTGTTTAGAAATGAGCCGCCACTATAGCCTGCCCAGATACCCGACCATTGTGCATCATCACGTGGATCAAAGTCTGTGCGAGCAACAATGACCAGAACATCATTGATGTCTACCTTGCCGTCAACAATGTCACGAACACAACGGCTGTAACTGAGTCCAATTTTCATAATTTATTTCCTGCATCAAAATCACGGAAGCGCAAAAAGCGCGGAAATCTCAGGGAGTATGTTCCGTCTTGGTTTTGTGTGACTGCGTCCGCTTGGACTTCAACCAAGTGACCAAGCAAGTTATCCCTTGCGGCCCAATACTCATCACGAAGAGCATCACTAAAGCCGCTACCAACATTAACGCGAATTCTACGGTCATTGTCTTCTCCTTCACAAATTATAGCACCAAGTCGATTTTCATTGCGACCTGTTCCTTGCTCAAAACCCACAATATTGAGATCAACACTAATTGTAGGCTTCCATTTCATCCAAAAGTCTGAACGTTTGCACTCATAAGGTGCATCCATGCTCTTGATCATAATGCCTTCGAAACCTTCTGCCACTGATGCTTCAGCGAACCGTTGCATGATATCATGACCTTCGGCTGTGTCCAAGTTCACTTCTAGCCCATTCATAATACGCAGGCAGGGTGTTTCAAGCAGACGCTCCTTGGCACTATCAATCCATTCAATGCGTTTGTACTGTTGTATGTTACAATGCCCTTCTTGGAAACTATCCAACGGAATGATATCAAAAATGTGATAAACCATACCATCAGTTCGGGCATCACTTTTGCGGTGTGCTTGTTTCATCAGCTTCTGGAAGCTCTCGCCCACAATCTCGCCATCTAGTACAAAACGCCCACCGGTACCACGACCATATTGGAAGTGTTTGCGAGCATCTTCTACAGCATCTGCAATCTGCGGAAAGTTTTCAAACTCTTTGCCATTACGGCTGAACAAGGTAACATTACTGCCATCAACCACTGCCAACACACGCACACCATCCAGCTTGACTTCCAGACGTTTGATGCCTTTTAGTTTCTTGGGTTGGTCTGTGGAGTCTTGTGCCAGCTGGCAAGTAAACACAGGAATCTTGTATTCGGTCTTGCCCAGCACTTTGTTCAAGGTCTTTTCTGAGATTCCGCATCGTAGATCTTTAATCATCACACGCCGAGCCAAGTTGTTCCACTCATCTGAGTCAAACTCTTGGCTAAGAGATTCAACACTGTCACGGGCACGATTGCCTGTGATGTATCGTGTGCGCAGGGCTTCCAACAAGGCCCAAAATTTTGTCCAAGGGTTAGGCCTACCAGTCAGGCCCTCAGTCTCAGGCACCTGACGGATGTTAAATGTGTAGAAAGGATTGTAAGCCTGGTAGCAATTAAAGAGGAAACATTGTGCATCGGCACTGCCCAGTTTGGCGGCCATCAATGCTTTTTCAATTGTTTTTTCTTTGTGTATGCGACTGTCCGAACTTTCTAGATCACGGATCCAACCTGCCGCCACTATGCTGTCAAACCTTTCGTTTGAGAAGTCAGTTTCATTCATTATTTACAGCCTTACCATGAGGAGTTATAAAACACTTTTAAACCCAAGAACAATTCTGCTCGGGCCTTCTTGATGAACTCAAGATCTTGTGCTTTGTAGTAGTCGTCTGCAAAATCACCAAAGAAGAAACCTCGTGTGGGAGGCAGTTGATTGTGCGTTATTGCATGTTCCAGTTTGTCTAGATCCTCCCAAGTGAGTTCTAGTTCAACGCCGTTGAATGTACTGTACTCTACATTTTTAGATTCAGCAAGTTGTTCCATCCAACCATGTAGGTTAGGATGTTTACGCCAGTAGGCAAGTTCACGTTGACCAGTTTCGTAGTCTGCATTGGCCTTGGCGGCGGTGTATGCATACATGTCGAGACCCATTATTTTGCTCCTTGTTGATGACGGTATTCACGCTTGAGCCAATATTTGTATTTGTTGAAGTATTCTTTCAACTCATACTTGGGTGGCAACATACCCAGTGATTGTAGTTCGTCGAGGTGGTCATACCACATCTCTCGCAACCATGCACGGAATGTCATGCGGCCTCCAGCATGTTGGCTGGTACATTGAACAAGCCTGCATTGGTCTTGACAAGAATAAATTTGATTTTGACTTTGTTAACTGTGCCAACATAAGTCAGGCCATTGCGATTGCTGGTGAACTTCACAGAGTCGCCTGGCTGGAATGCTCGTTTGTTTTGCTTGGCCAGGCTGGCCCGTGCAAACTTCACTGCCGAAATTACAGATTCCAGTTCTACATTAGAAAGATTACCAAACATGATAGCAGAATTGATTTGCTGAATAGTGCTGAGTTTTTCCATCTTGGTCTCCTGTTAAGTTTCTGTACAAGTATTATAACAAATTGGGAATATTCGGTCAACCACGCAACCGCTTGACCAACAACTGATTTAGAGTTGGCTTGAGTCCCAGTCGTTTGCGGAACAGTTCTCCCAGGGTTGGCTTTTTGTTTTTTGTCATCTTCTTTTCCTTTTTTGTTTTCATGTTCTAATTATAGCAAAAGAGCAATTATCGGTCAACCATAAAAAAAGCCCTACACGCAGAAGGGCTTTTGTAGTACTTGAGTATTACTTTTTGATCAGTAGTACTTTGGTATTAGAACGTGTGGCGTATACCAACTGCGGTGCGCTTTGTTACACCAGCAGCGGCTGTGGCACCTGCTGTGTTAGTGTCAGCATCACGAGTATCAAGACGTGCATACAAGGTGGTTCTTTTGCTTAGGTCATGATTCACACCGTACCCAAGAATTTTCTTGTCTACATTGGCTGTGCTCTTTTCGTTGCTGGAACCAGTTGAAATCATGAAGCTGGTAGCACCGACGGTGTACTTGGCACCAAACATCTGTCCAACCTGGTCAATGGCGGTGGCAGTGTTTTGTTTTTCTGTCCAACGAGCACCATACACAGTTGCGGCACCAATCTGGTAGTTGGCCGACAACAGGCTAAGAGTGTTGTTGGTACCGGCTTCTAAGGCCTGTGAACCAGGGGTAATAAATGATGCTGTGGTGGTGGCCAAAGTGCCTGATTGTTCAATACGTTGAGAGGCATACTGCACACTCAAAGGACCATTGGCATATTTTACACCATAGTCAACCACACTCTGAGCATTGACGCTGGCACTGGGTGGCACATACAAATAAGAACCACTAAAACCTGCTACTGCAGGAGATTCATAACGAATGGCTCCATTGAAACGTGTGGGTGCAGATTGTGCTGTGTGAGTTGCTGTGGCACTGTAACGAGTAAAGATGTTACCGTTTGATCCATAACCTGAACCAATAGCAGTCCCGAGTGCTGAGCCGTTGAGCCATGTTTCCAAGATGTTTGAGTTCACACGACCAAGTTTCACAGTGCCCCAATTGGCTTCTGTACCGATAAAGGCTTCTTGACCAACACCCACAGTGCCTGCTGTGGTTGAGTTGTATGAGGTGCCTTCAACACCAGCACCATTAATAAAATCAGGTGTGAGTTGCAGTTTGAAATTGGCACGTAGGCCGCTGCCCAAATCCTCAGTGCCTCCGATAGTAAGCACTGTGGTAGATGAATTGTTGGCCGCAAGGCCTTTGGTATTGACACCAGTGGCTGCATTGGTGAACAACAGGCCGGTGTCAACCAAGCCAGTGATGTTGACAGCACTTTGAGCAAACACAGAGGTAGCCGCAAGTGCAATCATGATTGCGAAGATTTTCTTCATTAGTTTTTCCTTTTAAAAGTAGAATGACATAAGTCAATCTGTATTATATAGCAGTGTTTGTACTAAGTCAACACAAAATCAACCTCAAAGTAGCCGTTTTATGTGTTAACTGGGAGTATTACCGGAATTGGTGCCACCACTGCATCACTAGGTACCTGAGTGTTATTGTACAAGCCTCTGGCATTCAACCGTTCCTGATTGCGGCCTTCTCTCATGGCACCAATGATGGCCTGGCCGCCTAGTGTTGTGGTGTCTGCTAGGTTTTCCAAAAACTCAGCAGCATCACCTTGGGCAGTGAGACGACCATAGTAGGCCAAATTTTGCACAAAACTCTTGGTGCTGTTTGCATCGCCTGCTTGCAACAAGAAATAATCAACTCCGGCTTGGCTGGTATACTTGGCGCTTAAATTCATCAAGTTGGCCATGTAGGTCCAGGCTGTGTTCATTGTCGCCACTTGAGGCGGATGCACCGAATTAATACTTGCTATTTCTGCATTGGCATTAGCAATGAGTGTTATCATAGCGGCATCATTTGCCGAACTCAACATGTCAATGTAGATTTGAGATAAATCATCTAGGCCAGTACCAAGCCCGTCAATAATATCAGCGACGTCAGTAAGCCGTGCGGCAAAGTCATTGCTGTCTAGTGCCAAGCCCAGCACATCATAGGTGGTGAGTACTCCGCATGGCCCTGTGCCTGTGGCCACTTCGGTTGCAAAAAATGCAGCCACGCTGGCCGGTACTGGTGTGGTCTGTTGTTGAATCAGCGGCAGATCAGCCATGGTACTGAGACCGCCCAGTGAGGTTTCTGACCAGTAGTTGCTGTTTGTAATGTCCACTCCTGGCGGAACTACAAAATTGCCCGGAGTACAGCCTGGTGATTTGGCTCGATAAAATGTGGGCACAGGCGAACCCACGCTGACCACATCATTGGCTAGATATTCTTGCGTTGGATCCCACTCTTGGTCAACAGAGCCAAGTATTGTGTTGGCCAATTCGGGCAGTGTAGTTGTGCCAATGTTGTTGATTTGTTTCAAGGCCACTTCAATGGCCTTGTTGGCCACTGCATCAGCAGGTGGAATAATTTTGCCCAGTTCGTCACAACCCGATGCTGTGGGTAGATATGAGTTGACAATGGGTGTGACACTGGAATTCACACTACCGTCGTTGCCAAATATAGGCACCGCGCCCGCAGGTGTGGGAGTCAGCATGGTGGGATAACTCAACGGAAACACCTTGGTAGGATCCAACAATTGATCCAGGCTGGTTATATTGGGAGTGGTCACGTCCAAGATTGACAAAATTTGATCTAGGTCGTCGCCCGATACTGATGACAATGCTGTGTAGGCAAGTTTTTGTATGCGGTCAAATTCGTTTTGACTCAGTCCATTGGGTCGATTGATTCCCACACGATTGTCAGTCACAATGTTTTCAATGTCGCTGTCTGTGAGTCCCACCGCATTCATGGCCAACTGAACAGCAGGCACAGCTTGTCTGTTGACTCCAGCCAGGCGAGATATCTGTTGTACAAGTCCAGCAGGAGTGCCGTAAAGATCAAGGTTTTGAAGATTCACAAGATTACCTTGCTTGGCCAAGTCCACACCAAATTTTTCAAGGTCGCTGTTTGCACCACTGATTCCTGCAGTGGTCAAGGAATCCATGTTGGTAAAGGTTGGTCCAAGAAATTGATTGGCATTCACTGCTGAATTGATGTATTCATTGGTGCTGGCAATGTATCCTTGCACAGCCACAAATCCTTGGCTGAATCGGCCATAGTCCCCGTTGCCCAGATAAGCCGCACAGGTTTGCTCAATCAAGTTGGAAAATCCCGATGGATCAATGGTTGAGCCGTCCACGGCACCAAGATAATTGATCAAGTATTCTCTGTTGAGATAAGTGTAGGTACCCACTGGACTGGCAGGTATGCTGTTGCCCAAGGCTGGACACACAGTACTGCCAATGCTCAACAAACTGGTCAAGGTTGATTCGGTGGCAAATGACTGAGATTTATAAAAATTAACTGCGGCAATAAAATTGCCAATCACTGTGGTGGCATTGAATGCGGCAATGGCAGTTTGCAATGCCGACGGAAATCCTTTTAATCCAGTGTTGTTCAACATGGATGCCGCAACGGTCAATTGCAGTGGTGTTAGTACGCTAGGCATTATCCTGCCCTTACATCACCGGAACCGCCAGCACGAGCATGTCCGCAGGTGTCAGCACATCCAGTTGTGACCACAGGTACGCCGCCAGCTCTGACTGTGCCGTTGCCACCTGTGGTAGTTGCTGCTGAATGGGGCGGGTGTGGTCGGCCCCAGGGTGCATGAGCAGTTACTGAGTTACCATTCACAATGATAGGTTGTCCGTTCACACGCACAGAGGCAACACCGCCCTGGGCTACCCCACCGGCTCCGTTTGCATCACCTACTCTCTGTACTGCTGGCATATTATCCTAGTATTAGTTTTTTCTCTGGCACTTTGATGCCAGTTGTGGCTTCAATATATTTCATCTTGACAGGGTCATCTGTCAATGCGTAAATTGCTACGCTGGCAGTATTTAGCTTGATTTCTGCGCCAGGATCAGCGGTAAACATTGAGGGTACCAAGCCCATGCCCTGTGGACCCGGAGCCACACTAACTGGATCAGTAATTTCAATCCAGTCCCCACCGGCCTGTTTGACTTTGGCAATGAGTTCTTCTCCTGAGTTTAACTTAAAGGTGTAAACTTGACCTGGGGTTGCGATTAGTTGCATTTTAAACTTTCTGTATAACGTATTGATAATTGATCATGCCAATGGCAATATGCTTTCTAAACATATTAACAAAAGCATCAATGGACATTTTAGGATGGTCCAACACATCCGGGGATTCGTTCCACAAGTAGTCATCAAAGATCATGAACCCGCCGGTCTTGAGCAAGCCAAACGCCATAGTGGCATCTGCCAACACAGCATCTGAACAATGACTGCCATCTACATATATAAGGTCAAACTCGCGACGGTCCACAATCAATTGTGCTAGACCATGATAACTCATGACAGGCATGACCTCAACTGACTGTGTGGGCAACTTTGCTAAATCTGTATTGTGTTTGTGTATGTCTCGAATGATCAGGTGCTCGGGCAAATCATCATTGGTATAGGCATTCAATGGTAGGTTACCAAAAGGATCTATACAAGTAATTGTGCCGTCTTCTGCCAGCAAGTTTTCCAGCATCCAACAGGCACTGCGACCTTCATGTGAACCAATTTCTAGTATTGCCGATAGCTTTTGATCTGCATGCGCCTTAACAAACTCAAAATTTACAACAGCGTTTGAAAACCAGTCGGCTGTGAAAAAATGTTTGGTTTCAAAGTCTGGGATATTTTCCTTGAACCAGTCTATTGTGATGTTGTCTAGGTCAGGCAAGTTTTTGTTTGAGCTCATTGAAGCCTCCCACTAGCTCTTCGCCAAGAAATATCTGTGGCACGGTGCGAGCATTTGGAACTGCTTCTAATAGATCTTCTTTGGTGTATCCGTCACCAATTTTCTTTTCTTCAAATTCTATACCCTTCTGTGTGAGCAAGGCCTTGGCTTGGTCACAGTAAGGGCAGTGGTATTTGCTCCATACAATTGCTTTCATTTTATTTTCCTTCTTGTGATTTATCGTAGGTCTTGGCAAAGATATCTGTCTTAACAACACCATAGTCGCTAGGGCCGTGCTTGACAATATAGTCATTGCCAGCAGTGTAAAATAATTTTTGCGGACCACTACCCCAATCCACAGTGACAAAGCCATCATGATCGGCTAGTTTTGCAACCTTTGGAATTTTCTTTGGTTGGCAACGACCATCACCTAGATCGTCTTTGAGGCTGTTGAATTTGGCGGGACTCAGCACATACTGTTCGTCGTTGGGACCTGTCATAATGTAATCACCAGGTTGGTAGGGCACAGGGTCTGGATTTTCAAGATGAGTCAGCTCTCCAGGTTTTTGTGCAATCTCATATTTTTCAATTTTATCTGGATTTTTAAAAGTGGCGAACCCATCAGCGAACCAAGCGTCGGTGATGCCCTGTGCATTTTCTATTATGTTGATAAAATTTCTCATAGATCCGGTAACTCCTCGTAATCAATCGAATCACTCATGACTCCAATCACATAGTTAGTCGATTCGTTTTCCTGGAGAGCAGTTTGTTTCTTGCTGGTGTCCACGTGCTTGGTAAACCAAGGAATAGGTGTACTACGTGGTGCCGGCTCGGTGTACTTGACTCCAATTTCTTTGAGAGCTGCTGCGGCTGTAAAATCCACAAAGTCCTTGAGAATGTTTGCATTAAGACCAATCACTGGTCCTTTGTTAAACAAGTAATCAGCCCAGGCTTTTTCTTCACGGATCACATCCAGGTACATTTGGTATACTTCGCCTTCGCACTCGGCCTTGACAGCAGCAAAGCGTGGGTCTTCTTTGACCACCTGATTGATCAACCAACCTGTCCACTCTTTGTGTAGCATTTCGTCTTGCAAGATCAACTGAATAATGTTGCCATTGCCAATGAAGATACGATTCTCTACCATGGCCAAGCTGGTAGCAAATGATACCATGAATCGGAATGCTTCCAGGGCATAACTTGCGTTCAGTGCCATCCAAATTGCTTTGATATGTTTTTCTTCGTCAATCTTTTCGCCGGTTTCTACAACACAATTAATCAAATGTAGCTTGTCATAGTAGTTGCCAACACTAGACGCCATGTCCACAATCTCTTGTGTGTCATGAATAGTGTTGAACACATCCTTGGGCACATTGTAAATGTTGCGAATGATGTGACTGTAGCTACGTGAATGAATGTTGGTTTCAAAGAATGTCCAGTTGTAGACCAAGGCTTCCAGTTCGGGAATACTCACAACAGGTGTAAAGATTTGACTGGGACCACGTCCTTGCAAACTGTCTAGTGCTGTTTGGCGTAACAAGTTTGATGTAAAGATATGCTTGACTGTGTCTGACGCATCTTTGAAGTCTTGTGCGTCTTTGGTCAAAGAGATTTCTTCTGGAACCCAAAAGAAGCCACGTGCTTCTTGCTCGTACTTGACCAGTTTGTTGTACTTGACTTCTTCAAATCGTTGTACTGTTACAGGACCTGCTGGATCTAGGAACATCTTGCGACTAAGATAGTCTGTTTTTGTTTTTAAATTGTATTGTGCTCTACTCATTGTGTAATTACCAGTGTCTAATTGTGTTGGCTATAATAAAACCACAGGTTACAACATGTATTATAACCCAAAACGTTTTGAAAAACAAGGCCATTCGGGCTTCTCGTAGTGTCAGTATAGGCACATCCGGGCGGTCATGATCACTCTCGCCCATTACATGCCCAGTGGCCCGGGCCCAGATCTTTTCTATGCTGTTCATAACTTGCAGGCTTCGCAGTCTTCGCCCTCGAGATCAAAGTCGATGATTTCAAGAGGGGCCGCTTCGGCAGTTTGTTTTGATCCGGCTTTGTTGATCAGGCTGTAGTAGAATGTTTTCAGGCCCCAGTAGTGTGCCTGCATCAAGTTCTTGGCAATCAATGTTGTAGGGACTTTGCGATCTGGGAAATGTGCTGGATTGTAGAACGTATTTGTTGAGATTGACTGATCCACATAGGCCGCCAACACCGCCGCTGTTTTCAAATAACCATCACAGTCTTTTTGTGCCCACATCTGTTGATACTTGTTTTTCAATTTGTGGTACTCGGGCACAACCTGTGTAAGGCTTCCTGCTTTAGATTCTTTAACTGAAATCAAGCTCATGGGCATTTCAATGCCGTTGGTTGAGTTGATAACAACACTACTGGACTCCACAGGAGCAATGGCCATCAGTGTGGCATTGCGTACTCCGTAACTACGCATTTCAGCACGTAGGCCTTCCCAGTTCAGTTCAGGCGTAAAGTCCGCGAGTTCATTTACCCCGGCGCTACGTCTCTCCCAAGGAAAGATACCTTTACCGTACCAGGTGCGGTCAGAATCTTTGCAACGGCCTCTTTCCTTAGCAAGTTCAACTGTTGCTTCGGTAAGGTAGAAAGCCTGATGTTCCATCCACGACTTGACTTCGGCCAAAGAGTCCTTGTTACCATATTGGAGTCCGCGCTTGGCATGCCAGTAAGCCAAGTTAGTAATACCGATACCAAGCGGCTGGATTTCGTCATTTGATAACTGCGATTGGATTGACAGGAAGTCTTGGTAGTCAAGAATATTACACAAGGATCTCTGCAGAATTCTACAAGCACGACGCATGTCTTCAGGATTCCGGAATGCACCCCAGTTAATACTTCCCAGCGTACAGAGGGCGATTCGCCCATCAGCGTCATCCAATCTTTTAAATGGTCGAGTAGGTAGGAGAATTTCACAGCAAAGGTTACTCTGGTAAATGGTATGGTATTCAGTATCAAACGGACCTTGATTCTGAACGTTGTCAATGAACACTAGATAGATGCGGCCAGTGTCAGTGCGCTCTTTGAGTATGCCTGACTTGAACACTTCTTCTGCACTCATGACCTTGGTACGTAGGTCTCGGCGCTTTTCATATTCCACATACAGTTTTTCAAAGCGTTCGGTGTTGGCATAGAATGCTTCGTACAGTTCAGGTACTTCGTTGGGATCAAAGAATGTTATTTGTTCTTTGTTTTTAAATCGTCTCCAGAAGAAAGCACTAAGCACAACCCCATAATCCATATGACGGACTCGGGTTTCTTCGGTTCCTTGGTTGTTCTTAAGAACAATAAGATCATCAAACTGAAGATGCCAAATAGGATAGAATACAGTAGCACTTGCATTGCGGATACCTCCTTGTGAGCATGAGCGTAAATCTCCAAACCACTTCTTTAAAAATGGTATCATACCGGTGTGCATGATTTCGCCACCACGTATGGGTGAGCCTAAGGGGCGCAAGCGACCAATCTCCAAACCAATGCCAGCACGTTTGCTGGCATACTTGGCCATCATTTCGCCACTAGCAAAAATGGAGTCAAGATCATCATCACTGCGAATGAGTACACAACTACTGAACTGCTTAGTGGGAGTGCCAAGCCCAGCAAGAACAGGAGTTGCGAGAGTAAATAGACCGTCAGAAGCTGCATTGTAGTACTCCTTGATATAACGCATACGAGCTGTGTTGGGTTCTTCTCGGTGAAACACCGTGGCAGCCGCAATCATGTAACGAACCTGTGGTGTTTCATAAATTTCTTTTGTTGAGCGATTACGCACAAGATATTTTTCAATCAGTTGTTCCACAGCCGCATATGAATACTGCTCGTCTTTCACATGGTCGATCATGTCTTCCATGCGATTCCAGTCTTCTTCTGAATACCATTCCAAGAGTTCAGGAGTGTAGAGACCAGTAGCCACGTTGCGCTTGACAATTTCATACAGGTGTGGAGGATCGTATGAACCGTATACATCTTTACGCAACATTGATAGTCGTTGCTTACCTGCCACATACTGATAGTTGGTATGCCCAACGTCAGGATTTGATTCTACGTCAATCAGGTCCACTATGGCTCTCAGTGTGATACCGTCAATTTCTTTGGTTGTGATGCCATCATAGAAATGCAACTGGGCTTTGATCTCAATCATTGATTGGCTCACATCTGCGATGCCTGCACAAACCTTGGCTATTTGCGCTTGCCATTTTTCCAACGCCAACGGCTCGCGAGTTCCGTCACGTTTTTGTACTGTTATTTGCTTCATTGTTACCTAATTTGTTGTTTTAATTGCTCTTGCGTAATGCTGTGTCGGGAGTTGAAACGTCCTAGAGTGATATTTAACATCTGCTCCGAGTCCCAATTCAGTATATATTTCTTTTCATGCACCAGGACTAAATTGTCGCTATCTACCTCTACCAAAACGGCATCCTGCAGATCTGGCCGATCCAGCATAGTTATAGTATACAGTATTCCCAGGCCGCGAGCAAGAGGACAATAGAGATCGTCGCTCAATAATTGCCAGGGATCAGGCCAAACGGCTCGATCGTCCCAGTGCAAATGATATGCTCGCCAGGGAGTTTGAAACCACCATGAGTTGATGGCGTTGAGTGCTGTTTCCGCATCAGCGGTGGAGGCTTGTCGACGGAGTTGTGTCCAACTCTCAAGCCTTTCGGCAAAGGTTTTAGGCCACATTAACTAGGAATAGTAGGAGAACCGAGACTAGTGATAGAATAATTAATTGCACCATCTGACCCGGTGCTGGTTGCGGTATAACTTACCAGTACATTAGCGCCATCGGCTGCGGCAGTTAGTGTCACGCCAGTTACACCATTTTCATAGTAGTCATCTGTGTACACAAAGCCTGTGCCTGTTGTACTCTGACCTTTGACTGCGGTCAATGTGCCTGTTCTACGAAAGTCGCTTCGATTGATTGTGTAATCCATCTTAAAACCACTGTAGTATGTTCCTGCTACGTATACCAAATTGGCTCCGGCATTGTCATTAATAATGTCGTTGATACCAGCAACACGAGTGTAGGTGCCCACACTCAACTGATTGGCCAAGGTTAGATCTACTACATTATCTTGATATAGTGTGATGTTGTTGACATTCATGCCCTGGGCGATATTGTTTTTGTCGTTTAGTGCTATGCGAGGATGCAAGGCTGTGCTGTATTGAGTTGTGCGTTCAAACATATCCCCAACACTGACATTGTTGGTTGCGTCTAGGTCAATTATGGCAGTCACTGGATTGGTCTGACCATTGAAACTGTTTCCAACTTCATAGAACGTGTTGTAGGCAGTGGCATTGAGACTGCAATTCACAATGATGATACCTTCAGCATAGATATTATCAAATGTGTTTTGTACTATGCGCACACCAGTTGGTCCAACATAGCCCACACCCGGAGAGATGGTTCCAAGATATACACCTTGGAACAAGGTATCAAATCTACAGTTGCTGACAGTTACGCCTTCCACTGCTTCGTCTGTGTTAACTCCCCATGCCATCTTGGTAAAAATACAATTGTTCCAAACAATATTGGTACAAACATAACTGCCTTGGTTAGCAAAACTCACACCAGCTGTGGCAAGAGTGGCGGTGGTAAGTGTGGCCGCAGTTCCATTGCCTTCAAACGCCACACAGTCAAACACACAATCCACTGCACCCTGTACCAGCGCACCGCTAGTGGGCACATTGGTCTTAAACTTGATGCTGGACATTTCTACATGACCTGGCGGCAATGCACCACCGGTACCAATGTTTGCACCGGTCTGTTGAAGACTATCTGTGGTTCTAAACATATAATCGGGCAGTGTTTCAACACCCCAATAAGTGGTATTACCAATAGCTATGCCAATTGGCACCGCGGCAATGCTTCTATAGTATAGACCGCTGTTTTCTACCAGCACACCCGAAGCATAGGCGATTGTAGAAGTCCAGGGTTGAACATTGAAACTGATGATTGTGCTGTCAGATCCTTCGCCGTAGAGTTTACAGTAAGGTGGAATCAGCAGTGTGTCTGTGATAATGTATGTGCCGGCAGGAAAGAAAATACTGCGGCGGATACTGGGATTGATGTCTTGACAAAAAATCTGATCCAATGCACGATTGATGTCAGCCGTGACATCTGTGATGCCATCTCCAGTGGCACCGAAGTCTGTAATCACAGCATAACTGTCCAGTCTGCTTTGTAGACTTTGACTGACTGGTGTACCTGCTGTGGCACCAGTTTGGACTGTGTAACCGGCCGCTTCACCTTTATAGGTATACTCAGTGGCATAGTTCAAGATGTCAGAAAATTCAGTAAGAACTTCTGTGTTACCAATAATAGGAGCGCCATCTGCCAGGGTACCATTACCGATAAAAAGTTGACGTGTGTCAGTTGCCCAGCCCAGTTCTGCGCCGGCTAATGGTTCGGGTAGATCGTTAAATAAACCCTTGCGTTGTGTGATTCGTGATATTTGTACAATTGCCACAGTGATTGTCCTTTGGATATCACATATTTAGCATGTAGTACTGTTCAACCTTTTTCCACCACAAGTTACGATATTTTTCAAATTCTGCGCCTTCCAGCACAAATTCCTGGTACTGCGGCCGGCCAACAATATTGTGTTGCTCGTCTAGATCAGGTTTGACGCACATCAAAATCACGCCTTTGCGTATGCGTGTGCCGTGTAGTTCGTTGTGCGCTTCTGCATAGGCACACAGTTGTACAAAGTAGTCGTCGATCCACTCGCGCTTTTTGGGCCGGTTGGTTTGTTTGTAGTCTAGTATGGCTTCTTCGTTCAAGTGCATGCCCGCACCGTCTGTGGTACCTGCGTACACGCTGGGAAAGTATAAGGGAACTTCAATGCCCCAAAACTCCGTGACGTTCTTGAGTCCTTGATCAATTACCACATCTGCCATTGAATGGCTGGGCCAAGAGAAGGGATTGGACCCACGTTCTTTTCGCTCACCTGTTTTGACATAGTGCTCAAGATAGGTGTGCATGCGGGTGCCACGGTTGGCCGCTTCAGTGGTGATTTGCTGTGCTTTTTCTGCACCCACACGCCGTCGCCATTGATTCAAGGCTTCAACTTTTTCTGGCGGTTTTGTTTTGTCTAGGATTGTGGTCACTGACGGTAAGTTTTTGCCATCGGGTGTGGCATAGTAACGCTTGCCCTCTATTGTGACTCGGGGAATGGGCTGGTAATCAAATTTTGGATTATACATAATTATAGTCAATTATAGACAATTATAGTCCAGTTGTCAACTATATTCGAAAACTTTCTCCGCAGCCGCAACGATCACGTTCGTTGGGATTTGAGAATTCAAAGCCTTCGTTGAGGCCTTGGCGCACATAATCTACAGTCATGTTGTGTAGATACACATCATCTTTTTGAGTTACTAGAACTACAAAATCAGGTTGTGCATAATTGATAACATACTGTTCAGGTGTGTATTCTCGAACGTATTCCAGCACATAAGCAAGACCTGAGCAACCTGTAGTTTTAACTCCAAGCCGAATGCCAGCATAGCCCTTGGCTGTGACTAGTTTTTGGATTTTGTTTCGTGCTGTGTCAGTGAACGAGATCATGCTTTTTGCGATAGTCTTCTACCGCGGCTTTAATCGCGTCTTCAGCAAGTATGGAACAATGTATCTTGACCGGCGGGAGGGCCAGCTCTTCAGCAATCTCTGAATTCTTGATCGCCCCTGCGGCGTCAAGCGACATTCCTTTGACCATTTCAGTAATCAGCGAGCTTGAAGCAATTGCTGAGCCACATCCGTAAGTCTTAAATCTTGCATCTGTGATAATGCCGTCTTTGACCTTGATCTGAAGTTTCATCACGTCACCGCAAGCAGGTGCTCCTACCATGCCTGTACCGATTGAATCGTCAATTTCAAATTTACCCACGTTGCGTGGATTTTCATAGTGATCAATTACTTTGTCTGAGTAGGCCATATTATTGTGTACAGGTTCTAGATCTAGTCACAGTGCCGTCCCAGTTTCGGGTTTCAACCCAAGGGCCACATTGTTGGCGTTGATATTCAACCACTTGAGGGTGTACAACCACAGGGCGTTCAACATACACTGTTTGTGGCTGTGTGTAAACCACTCGAGGAGGAGCATCAACCTGGTTGAGTCTTTGGAAAGCCCATAATGCGGCCATGCCTGCTAGTGCGCCTTGTTCACGGTCGCCCCAGGCCAATGCATTGGTACTGGCCAACGCACTCATCAAAACAAAAATTACAGCTTTTTTCATAATACGCCTCCTATAGTGAAGTATACTATATTTAACGTTTTGTGTCAACCTTTGGTTGACAGGATTGGTTAAACACCGCGGTCTTTGTTCATTGCCGATTTGGCAGCACTGGCCACAATGTCCTGTGCTTTGTTCACTGGCATAGCAACATTTGGTTCGCCTGCACCTTTGAACACTAACACGCCTGTGTTTGGATCCATAGGTTCCAAAAGGTTACTGAGTGGCTCTTGACTCACAACATCGGCTAGATTTTGGGCGGTGATGTTGATATCCAAATCATTTGCCAGTTTGATGAATGCATCCTGGCTGATTTCTTTTTTGGCATTGGTGTCTTTGGCACGACCATCCAGAAACTGCACCAAGCCCGACAGTTGCGCTGGGTTAGGCGGAGCCGCCATTCCCATGCTACTGTCAACTTCAAATATTTTCATTATCTTTTGGCGCGACCCAGCGCGGCGGCAGGAGGTTCAGCACCAGCATCAGCGGCTGCGGCATCCAATGCAGCATCTGCACCCATGTCAGCACCAGCTTCGGCACCCATAGCACCTGCGGCGGCCATGTCAGCACCTGCGGCGGCCATATCACCTGCGCCTGCGGCGATGTCAGCGCCCATAGCGCCAGCGGCTGCGGCACCAGCAGGAGCAGCACCAGTTACCACATTCAATGCGGCGTCAAGTTGTTGCTTGGCACCTTGAATATTTTGTAACAGGCCTGTTAGTGCGGCTGTGGCGTCTGCATTGAATTGTGCGGCTTGGTCAACACCAACTTGATTCTTGATTGAATCAACTAGAGCTGGAAGTTCTTTGAATTGCAGTTCACTCACATCTTCCAACATGGCTTGCATTTTGTCAACCATGTCTTGAGCGGCCAACACAACTTGAGCTTGTTGAATTTCGCTTTCGTTCAGTCGGCGTGCCATTCTACGGAAGCGGCTTTCGGCTTGCATCATTGCGGCGCCAGCCACTAGCTTTTGTTCTTCAGGATTCAATGACTGACCAGCGGCAGACTTCTTGAGTGCGGCAGCTAGTTTAGGATCTTTAGGGGCGGCGCCGGCTGTGGGGGCAGGAGCTGCGCCAGGAGCAGGTGTAGAACCTGGAGCAGGTGTAGAACCTGGTGTAGGAGGCATGACGTTTTCTTTCAAACGTGTGCTCAATGCCTGCTCCATCATTACCAATTGCAGATAACGTGGATCTTGCTCACTACTGTGACGTGCAGAAGTCTTGCGATGCTCGCCTAGGATGCCACGCACTTTGCCCAACATTGCTCGAGTTTGACCACGTGTTAATTGGTCAAAACTAATGCGGTTACCAAAGTAACTTTCGAATACTTTGGCTATTTGCTTACTTGGCGTTGGAGCCGATAGTTCTTGCAGTTTCATTATTGAATCCCTTAATTTGCATATATTTAGCCTGATTTACACATTTCTCTAGTTCGGCTGTAACTGAGTTGTACTGGTCTATTTTGGGTTGCAGTTTCATGTTTATGATTTCATAAAATGATTCTGTTCGCCCACGCTCGCCAATGACTTGTCGGCAGTATATATCTGCCGCTAATACTTGTTTTTTACGATCCAACACCAGAATCTGATTGGATAGATTGTAATTGCGTTGATGGTCTGTTGTACACCAACTCATAGCTGTTTTTTTTGTGCTGAATGAATGAATAGTTTTGTCCCAAGTACTCACTTGATATCTAGTGCCCTGCGGCTGTATACAATACTTGCCAAAAACCACAAGAGAACCAGTACCATCATCCAGGATGATAGAATCGATATTGCGTTTGAGCTCACGTTCGGCCCATTGTTCTAGTTTCTGGTCTCGGGTCATTTTAATACGTAGTGAGTAACCAAGTATCCTATGACGGCTGTCAAGAATCCAATGATTCCCACTCCCCATCCAATCAACTGTGTGTTACGATTGTCACTCATTTTATGCACCATGGCATGAACAGCCTGGATGGTGGTTTTTAATTCTGCGGTGTCTGCTTTGACATCGTCAATGCGTTGTTCTAAAGCTGTGTACCGCTGAGCGCATAACTCAACGTGTGCTTCAAGACTCTTCTTTTCAATGTCAGTGGTGTCAGCCATTTTGTTATTCCAATGCATTATTTACCGTAGAGAACCAAATATTTTGATTGTCGCCCGACGTGCTGATCGTGGGCGCCAGGCGGGGTTTTTCGGTTAAATTCAACATCATTGGAACTCCTTCACAATCTTGTTTGAGTCCAGCTAATGGGTCTGGGTTGTCGTGCATTTCAAACACACCTTCTGATTCAGATCTAAACTCAAACTCCCATGCTGTGTCTTTTTTCTCGGGCACAGTGAGGTCAATGGGCTGGGTTCTAAGACTTATGATCTGTAACAAGGTTTCCCAATTGCGTTGCTGATTGCGCGAATGGTTCCAGTCATGTTGATTGTGTACAGTCTGCCCGGCACGGTCCACAAAAGGAATCTCGCTTGATCTGTAGTGTCCGGTTACACCGGTAAGACTGCAATCAAAAAGGGTACGGCATGTGATCTTCATTCTGTGAGTATTTAATGCCAAAAAGAAACCCTGGAGTTTTTAATCCCAGGGTCAGCGTGGTCAACTAAACTGATTACAGGTTAGTGAATGTAGCTGATGCAGCAACGTTGGCAGTTGGGATACCAATGTTCAAGCCGCCAGTGGCGTTGGCTGTTTGAGCGGCCGCAACCAATGTTGTTGTAGTGTAAGCACCACTTGGATAGATAGCCAAGTTGATTGTGCCAGCTGCGGCACCAGCTTGGTAAATTGCGATTGTACCAAGTTGTTGAACTGCTGTCAAAACGTTGTTCAAGTAACCGTTAACGTTACCAGCGTTTGTCAACGCGGCGTTAGCTGTCAAAGTGAAGAAGTCAAGTTTTGGACCTTGGATCTGAACTGGACCTTGAGCTGCTACGTTAGCTGTTCCTGCGATGGAACCGTTTGCCACGTCCAGTGCAAATACTGGTTGTGTAGTTCCGTTTACTTTTGTAAATACTGCCATGATAAATTTCCTTTAAGTTAGTGAGACATTTAGTCCCTGCTTTTATTTAGCCAGTTTGGAAAAATCACGCCTGTTGCGGATTGTTTCTCTGTCTATTTTGAGCCGCAAATGCATTGGGATCAAATCTATTTACCGCTTTTGCATATCCCACAGGGGTAGCCATAACCCAGCCTTCTTGCCCAGGATGCTCTGTGTCTGCTTGGCGTAGCAGGTGCATTTTGACATCATGCAACAAGTTAAATGCGTTGAATGCTGCGGCAAGTGCAGGAGTATTTGACGTGGGGCTGTTCAAGTATTCCACAATGTTGCGGAACTTTTGCGGAGTGACTTTTGTTTCCAACCACTTGCCAAACTCAGGCAGTAGTGTAGCACCGTTGAGTGGTGCGCCCACTTTGGTGTTGATAAAGTCCACGCACAGTTTTGCCAGGTCTGTGATCTTGTGTGCCCGCAATTCTGTGGGGTTGAACAAGGTGTCAATTGCCTGGCCCTGAGACTTGATCAACTGTTTGAGTTGTTTTTCAGCGTTGGTTTCAGTTTCAAGTTGACGAGGGCTAGCTGGCTTTTCCAACATTAGTCCAGGGACTGGATTAAAGGCCACACCACTCAAGGGCTGACGTGGCTCACCCACATCCGCATACATCGAGTGTATGGCAATGCCAATGTTGCTGTTGCCAATGCGTTGTCCCAGTGTGCTCTTGACTGGGATTCGGTATTCCACGGTGTTGGGACGGAACACATAGTTGCCTGCTTCAACAGGCGGGGTTGACATGTACAACAAATCGCCTTTGACATAGCCACGGAAGTTTGGGGGCAATGCGGCTTCTAATACAGGAAACAATGTGGCATACAATTGAATCAATTCAGTTCTGTCCCCGGATCTTTTGCTCTGTATGTCAGCCATCATTTGGGGACTGGTAGCAAGGCCGTCGTAGCCTTTGGCTTCAAATCCCGATCCATCAGTCAACACAAACTCGCCTGTGGCAGGCTTGCGTCCAAATATCACAGCAGGTTTGCCGTCCCACTTGGCTGTGACTGTTCGAGGTTGCTGAGTAGCATGACTGACAATTTCTAGTGCGTCTCGGATACCTTGTGTGCCACGACGGAACACAAGATCTTCCAGGTGTTCAATACCCTTGGCTCGGCCGCCCACACCGGCCTGTTCAGCTTCCACAAGAGCAACATAACCACGATTTACAATTCTATCACGTAGACGTGCCAGGAAGTTAACGTCACTTTCTGCCATGCCTGTTTCAGGTTCCTTTACACCTTCACGTGAGAGATATTCACGGAAGTCTGCTAGTTTGGCATCACGATCAGGGTCCATGGCCAAGGCTTTGTAAATGTTTTCCACGGTCATTAGCTGACTACGTTTGTACTGTGGCGCCAGCAATATGCCAGCGGCTTGATCTGGATCCATTGTGATTACTTTTTCAGTCTGACGACTGATGATACCCTTGGCCGAGGCTTTGAGTCCCAGTGCTTTGGCAATGCTTGACATCAAGACGTTGCGAAACACACCTTTGTAGGCTGATCCTGCACCACCGCCTAGCCAGAATGTGCCCCATTCTAAATTGGGCATGAACATGAAGTCTGTTTGCACATAACCACGCTTGGGGTCGCCTTGTATGGGTGTTTTAAAATGCACTGCTTCGCCTGACAGTCTGCACCATTCCTTGGGATCTTGTTTGTTTTTTATGGCCCAGGCATCCAGTATGCCCTTGAGTTCAGCCTTGGTTATTTCGTTGGCATCCACAGCAAGGTCTAGATCACCCGAATCAGGCTTCTTGCCTGTTGACCCCAGCCACTTGACGGGGATACCGTTTTCATCTTTATCATGTGATAAATCAAGGCCTGTGACTGCTTCTAACCAAGCCACTGTGCTGGGTATGTCTGCTTGTTTGATGCGTTGTGTTAGTGGCTGGCCTTGTGCATCTTTAAAAACATTGCCACCTTCGTTGAGATACATTATGCTCGTAATCCAAATATTTCTTTAAAAGACGCATCATTTGCGGCATCTTGTGCCAAAGCTAACATTGACGTGAGCTCTGCATCAGTTAATTTTGTTTGTTGTCCAAATTGTTTAATCAAGGGAGAAGCTATTGTTGCAGGTGTTCTCTTGTCAAGAATTGTTCTTGCATATTGCTCGCCGCCAGGGATTTTAATGGTTTGTCTAATCTTCACTATATCCCCGTCGTCTAACCTTAACAAATCGGCCAATTTCGTAGCGCCTGGGGACATTGTTATTACACTACCAGATTTGCTATCATAGGCTCTTGCGTTCTGCGCCGGCAAGATACCGTCGCCTACTAGTTTGAGCCAACTATTAGACATTGTTTTAGGATCAACACCCTGCACTGTGGCGTCAAAAATAGACTCTATATATTCATTGATTCTACTAATGATTTCTTGACTTCCAGCCTTAGCAACAGGGTCACCAATGTTGTTGGCCATATTACTATAATCAAAACTTGAGGTTCGGCCATCAATCATTTTATTAACCAATGCTCGTAGTTGATTTTTCAACGCATCAATGCTGGGTGAAGTAACTGCTTTAACACTGGTGGGAGGGTTGCCCATAGAATCTTTACTATTGGCCAGGAAGTTTTGCACAGTTTGTGCCCAAGCAGTCTGCATGGTAGTGGCCAGCGTTTTGGCCGCTGAACTGTTGACCATGCTTTTAAAGCCTTGCTCTCGATCTTGAGTATCTCCGTATTGCGGTGTTACATCTTGGCCAAACGCCTGAGTCATTAAATTTTTGCCCAGGGCGGATGCTATACCGCCGGCTACGGCCCCTGCGCCTCCTACGGCACCAGCCACACTGGCTTCGTTGATTTTGCGTGGTCGTGTTAATTCATGAATCTGCATTTGTTCTCCTAACTGAACGCGAGAACTTGCCAGCATCTTTGGTACGTATTGCATTGAGCAATTTACGTGTGAGATTGTCAGCTTGTTCTGCGCCAAACTCTGCTTCGATCTGTTCTATCAGTCGTATGGCACTAGATATAATACTGTCAGCCCGAGTTTCAATTATCAAGCGACGATCACGCTCTACATACAACGAGTCTAGTTCTTCTAGTAAACTTCGGGTCTTTTTCTGCATTCGATCTAGGCCTTTGGATTATTTAGTGCTTTTTAGATTCTAATAAATATCTATTATACAGGAATCTCCATGACAAGTCAAATTAACCCAAACAACGTAGATGGTACATACCCAGTTGCCGGACAACCCAACAACACACAGGGGTTCCGGGACAACTTTACCAACATCAAAACCAATTTTAGTTATGCTGGCACTGAAATCACAGACTTGCAAAACAACGGTATTTTCAAAGCCGCATTGAGTGGCACCACGTTAGACAACAACATGGCGGATAACTTAATATACGCCGTTAAATTACAAGACGTCAGTTATACCTATGTGCAAAACACAGCAAGTGCTGGTTCTATCAATATTGACTATAGTGCTGGTCCATATCAATACATTTCAACCACAGGGTCTATCAGTTTAAATTTTGAAAACTGGCCAGTGAGTGGTACTGCTGGAGTTATTCAAATTGCTGTAAACGTAACCAGCACAGCACATACCTTGACCTTGCCTGCCGCAGTAACACTAGGTACTACAGGTATCCAAGGATACTCTGCAGGTGTTATTACATTTGCCGCAACTGGTACATATCAGTTCTCATTCAGCTCTGTAAATTATGGTACCACTATTACCATTTACGATTTAAATAGACCACTTACAGCTTACACCAACCCATTCGGATATATTGCAGGAGGTGGTGGTACTGTGACACAGGACACTAACAAAGCCACAGGTGTTACATTAAACAAACCCAGTGGGCAAATTACCATGAACAATGCGTCCTTGGCAGCCGCCACCATTGTGAGTTTTACTTTTACAAACAGCACAATCTCATCGACTGATCTGTTGGTAATCAATCATGTGAGCGGCGGCACTATTGGTTCTTATACCTTTACTGCCGCTTGTGGTTCAGGCTCGGCTACAGTTTATGTTCGCAATGCAACCAGTGGTTCGCTTGGTGAAGCCATTGTGTTGCGTTATGCTGTGATTAAGGGTGCTATTTCTTAATTAGATTTAATCTGCCCCAGCAGTTGTTTTAGTTTTGCACTTTGAACATCTGCTGTGACTTTGCCTGTTTCTTGTGGTGGTTTTTCCCAGGCAGGAGTTCCTGTAGCTCGTTCCCATGGTGGAGATGAGTCACTTGACTCTCCGGTATCAGCAGCCTTGACTTGACTTCGAGCTTTGATTGAGTCCATGATACTGCTTTGGGGTCTATTGTATCCAGTTCCTTCATCCCCACCTTCGTCAGTAATTCGCATGGTTTCAATGTTGTATTCCAGATCAATCTTTTGCCCAACCCCTGTCGAACTACGACTCTTCATACATTGAATTTGATACTTGCCACGCTCTTTCATAGCACGTGAAGTAAAGATACCAAACACATTGTCAGCTGTGTTGATCTTTGAAATACCACCCGAAATATGCGAGTGGTCAAATTCAATTTCTTCAACCGCACTACGATTCAACTGGCTTGCAGTGACCATTAGCACTGCCAGTTCTTTGGCCAAGTTGCGTAGTTCTTCACTCACATACTTGTCTTTCACAAACAAGTCATTGGGTGACACCTTGGCACTAACAGGCATCAGCAAGTCCAAGTAGTCAATCATCACAAAGTCCACTTTCTTGCCTGTTTGAATTTGATACTCTTTCAAGTAAGCACGAATGTCATTGATGTTGCTCTGTGCTGGCAAACCTTTCACTTGATAGTTGCCAGACTTCTTGGCCACCAGTTTGACCTTGAGTTCAGTTGTGTCCATGTCACGGCGGATGTCTTTGGTGCTCATGTTGGTTAACATGGCATCTGTTCGCAAACTTGTGAGTTCTTCTGATAGTTCAAGTGTAATGTACACACCTGATAATCCTTGTTGTAGCCAGTTTAGCGCAATGTTCATCATCACAAGTGACTTACCCGAACCAGAGCCACCTGCAAAGATGTTGAGTTCACCACGACTGAATCCACCATACAACAATCTATCCAGTTGTGGCCATCCTGTGCTTACTTGCCCGCCCGAGTTAAAGTATTTCTCAATGCGAGCTTTAGGATCAGCAAAGTAATCCGTGCCCATGTCTTTAGTGAGTGATATCTGTACTGCATCTTTGATGAGTTTTTCAACGGGTTCAAATTCGCCTTTCTCCAGCAAGTCTGCTGACTTCAAAATAGCACGTTCAAGTTCTTGACGTCGGGTAAATGCTTCAAACTCGCCCATGAACCAGTCAAAGTGACCTTCGTTCAAGTCCGGCACTGGTGCAAGTTTAACCCCAGTGGTTGCTGAAATCTGTTGCCTGTCAGGCATGGTCTTGTGTTTGTCTGAATGTTCTTTGATAAACTCAGCCGCTGATCTCAAACTCTTGTCAAAGTTTTGTGGGTTGTAGATGTTTTGAACACGCACATAACTTGTTGCGTCTTCCAACATCATCTCTAGAAATAGTCTTTGGACATCAAGTCCGTATTCTTTTAACAAAGTTTGTCCTTTATGCTTGTTTCAAAAAAATGTCGGTTGCCGGCAGGTCCGTGATGCCCGTGCCATCCAAAATTGTCATAATCTGCTGGCCGGTTGATGTTCAAGTTAACATCATACATGGAGCCATCAAATATTTTACATCTGTTGTGAGCTACACAATAATCTAGTATGTATTGACTTGGTCCCCAGTGATTGTTTGGATCTAAATTTTTACTGAGATTTACAACAATGTAGTTAGCGTTGCAGGAATCCAACCACTTGGTTATTAAAAATATCTGTCGCAAAACTTGGGTTTCAATCCAACTACGATCACTGATCAACACTGACAATCGATCAAGTTCCTTGTACTGTAAATTTACCAATCCATGATGGCTTGCGACATTACTGGGTTGTGCTCGCCACGTTTTTGTATCAAATACAGAACTTACCAGTGCGGTGTCTTTGTAATCGTCAAATACAGTGATCCTTTCCAAAGGCGGCAGACCAATGACAAAAAAGTCTTGATCAAAGTTGTATCTTTGCTGTTCACCTATTAGCATTTGACACACACTGTCAAAACTTATCTTAGATCTGCTGCAGTTAATCACCGTGTCAACTCCCAATGCAGAAGCAGTTAACCCCCAAAAACTTTCTTGTGGAGAAACGCAAACATCTGGTGTACTGTAACTGTCGCCAAACACCCAAAGCCTATTGTATTCTTTTGACAAGTTGTCGTTTCCTTATCTCTATTTTGATTCGACTGGTTTCTCTTGCGGCCATAATAGTTAGCAAGGCCCCTAGTCGGCCTAGTTTTATCACGGCGTCGTTGACATCTTTGCAACCCGCAGGCCATTCAGGTATGCTCACTGCCCATCCCAGTTCCAAAGCACGGTCAATCAGTTCCACACCTGCAGTGTCTTGATCTGGTACCACAGTTACTTCACGTCCGAGACTGCGAATCAATCTTGCTTGGGCATCGCTGACAGTATTGTGCATTAGTGCAAGCCCGCCGATTGACAGTGCATCAAATATGCCTTCCATTACCAGCACATGTTGCCAATTGGCATGTTGCAAGTCTGTTCCAAACACATAGCCCGGTTGTGAGTGATTGATGTACCGGGGCTGTTTGTCATCCAAGAATCTAGCACACCAGCCTACTACCTGGTTGTCGTATGTGAATGGAACCAACACAAACGGCCTAACCCAATGAACGCCATCAGTCTTGATAGATGTCATTATGGGAAAGTCTTCTGGCACCCTGCGTCGGCGTATGTAATCCCAGTATGCAGGAAACTCAGGTGTGACCACTTCGCAAAACGGAGGAAAGTCGTCTGAATCTTCAAATTCAATAGTACTCAACGCATTGAATACTCGTTGTCGATCTTCTAATATACCGTGTATGCTACGATGCCGCAGACTTTCAAGATTGAGCATTTCAATCTCATTTTCCGGCACACCCATCCACCCTAGTAATCTTCGGGCTTTGAAACTAACTGTGCGTCCCAGAATAAAACTGGCTGTATACGAGCAATTGAAGCAATGATAACTCCAACCCGATTCGGTTGCTTTGATACCGCCACGCCCACGCTTGTCTGCGCTGTTACCATTATGAGTGCAACATACTGCATTGAAACTCAGCCAGCCCTGTGGACTGGGTTTTCTTTTTGCAGGTAGGTAAGCAAGGATGTCTAGCATCTGTTGATTATAACAGATTTATCGCACTAGATCAACGATATTGAACGTTTTCAATCTTGCCGTTTGTGAATATTGCAGTTGCGGCAATCGAACCTTGGAATTGTAGTGGCACGTACCCAGAACCACCGTTAAGGATGGTCACTCCGGCAATTACTCCTGCATCACTGATAGTACAAACTGCTTCGGCGCCCGAGCCGTTGCCCAAAATTTGAATGTACGGTGGTCCAACATAGTTGTATCCGGCGTTGGTGATACTGATTCCTGTGACCACACCGTCAGTTACTTGGACATTACCGCTGGCACCATAGCCCACTGAGTTGTTTAGAGCCAAACGTAACAAGGGATGGAACCCGACAATGTTAAAATAGTCACTTACTGTTGCACCAGAATACTCACGAGTTTCACTTACATTGTACCAAACGGATTCATAATTTTGTGCAGCTTGTATTTTGACTGTGCCTGTGTAGCCCACAAGATCAAACTTGACTGTGGTAAAACTAGACCCATTGGTTGGTATGAAGCTAGAATAAAATTCAGTCATTTGAATTGAATTTTGCGGTTGTGGTGTAAGTGCCCAGTCAGGAAATTGTGTAGGAGCGGTGCCCACAAAGTTATTTTTACCATACATGTCCGGAACTGTGCATTCTGCGCTGGGTACAAACTGTGGCAGGATTGAGTCAACAATGTTGCAATCTGCTCGGGCCTGTGAGTTGGCATCTACATAAGCGGCTTGTACATAGTTTCCTGCTGAGCGTTGTATGCTGTAACTGGCCGGTTGTGCCATGATATTGATAGTATCTTCTGTGTTGAGAACTACCTTGACACGGCCCAGAGCAGAGCTCAAGATTTCCATGTCCTTGGTAATCAACAGTTCGTCGCCTGCCTGATTCACCACACGGAACACAAATGTGCTGCCTGCAATGTTTACGGGTTTCTCATCTTGATTGATAAATTCAAAGAGTAAAACATTGTCTACTCCCTTGTTGATTGTTAGTTGTTTTGCATACACTGGGTCGTACCTCGCTGTAAAGTATCCGCCACTGGTGTCTATCAAAAGTACCCGGACGATTTGTTGGTATAAGTAAACGGTGGTTGAATACATAGGATCCTCGAAACAGTATTTATGGGTAATAATATTTTTGAAAAGCTAACGGAGAAGTATCCCTTTATCACATTGTGCTTGTACGCAAATGTGGAATATGTAGGTGTGGTACAAAACAGAGACGACGTTGTCACCACTATCTACGACTTTGGTGCTGTACAAACACAGGAAGATAAGGTGCTGTTCTTAGAACTTGCCAGCACCTGGTGGTGGGAAAGCAATCGTAGCATACCTATAAACATATTTCTACGCAGAGATTGGGAACAATTCCGTCCTACTCTTCGTACTTTTGTCAACAAAGACTTAGAAATCTTGCACGGGCCTACTTGCAGTTTGCTGGACATAGTGCGCAGAAAAGGCAAGAGAAAGTCAATTACGCTGGTGCGTCGGATTGATTAAGCAAGTTCATGTGTAGTGCTACCAGGGCCGCGTAGGAAACTGCGTGGCTTTTCTTAAATGTGTAGCCCTTTGATTCGTCTCCGTCCCATACACTAGCAAATACTTCTGGCCAGAGTCGTGTTTGTAAGTGTGCCTTGCCCGGGCGAATAATAGAGATACACGCCGCCATTCTGGGT